ATCAGGGATAGGGGGGTCTGGGGGGGAAGGGACAAGGGAGGAGGGGGAAGGGGGGAGAAGGGGGGAAGGGTTGCTTTCATTTGCTTCCGTTTGCTTATCAAAAAAAGCATTTGCTTTTTTTGCTTGCATTTGCTCTGTTTTGCTTTCGCTTGTTTCCGCTTGCTTCTGAATGCTGTCCCCTGCTTTTTCCTCGATCCCTTGTGCCGCAGCACGTTTCACTTTTCTGCGGCCTTTCTGTTTCCCAGCTTCACTTCTCTTCTTTGAGATCTCTTCATCGTGCGCTTTCTCTTCACTGATCTTATCCGCAATGAAATCAAATGCTACCGCTTCCCGGCCATCAAGCACCGGTGTCTCTCCACTTTCGCTGTAGAGCAGGAGAGCGCGAAACAGCCGTCCCATCTCTTCGTCAGTGAGCTTTTCGCATTGATTCAGATATTTGTGATAACAGCGAAAATAGTCTTTCCCCATGCGCTGGTCTCCTTAAAACGGAAGCTCATCGTCCCCAATGTCGATGTCTGGGAGCTCACCTGCGGGAGGCACCGTAAAAGAGGATGCCTTGGTCTGGCCCGCACCCTCCCGCTTCGGCCCACAGAAATCCACCTGCTTAATGTACAGCTGGATATCCTCATGCTTCCCGCCTTCGGAATCCTCCCACTTGTTGGAGAGGAGTTTCCCGGAAACGATGATTTCCTGGCCTCTCACGAAATAATTGCAGATCATCTCCGCTGTTTTCCCCCAGGCGATGCACCGGACAAATAACCGATTCTCCTGATCCCCTCTTTTCTCGTTCCATCCGATGGTAATGGTGGTGTACGCCTTCCCGTTCTCTGTTTCCCTTAGCTCAGGGTCTCGGACCAAGCGCCCCTGCAAGATTAAATGATTGACCACGCTCTCCCTCCTATCGCTAGACCTGGGGGACGTACTCTTCCGCCTCATCGGCTTCCGCCCCCTCGCTGTACGTCTCCCCGTCCTGGTCCCCCGGCACCCGGAAAGCAGTTTGATAGAGAAGCGACGGGGCAAAGATGACATCACAATTCAGCTCTTCCGTCACCCGTTCCTTGTTGTCGTTTCCGATCCAAGTGCGACGGGTCCACACACCGGCACACAGCACCTTGTCCCCTTTTTCCAGTGAGGCGGCAAACTGCGCCGTCTCGGTGTTCCCAAAGGCGGCGCAGTTCATGAACTGACCCTTGTCGTAGGCCACGCCGAACTTGACTTTTGGGGTTTTCCTCTCTCCAATCTGTGTCACCTCGGCATCCCGGGAGACGGTTCCCCAGACGACGGTATCAAAACCGCCGCTGGGGTCGTCCTTCTTTTTTGTGGCGATTCGTCCCATGGGGATCAGCCCTCCGCTGCGTCGAAGAAGGACGCGATGGGATCTCCCTCTGAGACCTTCTCCTGCGTCTCCTGGGCATTCTTCCCGCCCTCCTCATGGTTGGTGCCGCCTGATTCCTCCGGGGCATCCAGAGCCGCGTCAGGGGCATCCTGTACGACTTCCTGGGTCTGGATGATGTTGTCAAAGATAGGCTCCTCGGCCTCTTCCCCCCGGCTTTCCTCCCGGAGGATCGACCGCACCTCATTGGACAGCGGTGCGTAGCCGGAGTTCAGCAGCTGGCGCAGGACCGTCTTTTTGCACATCTTCGCCTGCCCCTCGCCCTCGTCATACCACGGGGTCCCGCTCAGGAGCTTCTTGGTTTCCTCCGGGGTTGTCTCCCCCGCCTTGAGCCTGCGGAACTTCTCCAGGGAGAAGGCCGGAGAGTAGCGGTCGGCGTGCTTGAGGAGCTTGTCCAGGGACCAATACTCGCTCCTGAAAGTGCCGTCCTTCAGCTCAAAGTAGGCATAGTAGCCAATGATAGGCTGGGCCTCCCGGGTTTCGTCATCCTCATAGAGAGCCAAGTTGATACGCCAGCGGCCTGTGCGCGGGTCCCGCCCGTTCAACTCCCCAGCCCGAATGTCCCGGGCGTCGATATCAGCATAGAAGCCCGTAGACATGGCAAGCTGGATGAAGCCCTTATAGGACAGCGCATACTGGGCCACATCGCCGTAAGGAATCACATAGTAGCCCTGCCCGTAGATCAGGCCCATCCCCTCACCGCGCAGCGCAGCGGCCACAATGGTGGACGCCTCACATTCCTGGAGCTTGGGTGTCTGCGCCACCGCAGAAATCAGCGTCGAGGTCAGACGCGCGACAGCTCTGCTGTCGCCCAGGGAATCCATCATCATCTTCTTCAGGGATGCCGAATTGATGGCTGTGCTGAAATTGATTTTCTTCTTCGCCTCCAAAGTCGGGGCAAGTGTGTTTTTCGCTTTCAAAGTAAAATCCTCCTTAAAACTCAAAGAAATCCGATAAGTACAGTTGACCCTCTGGGGCGTTCCTCTTGCCGCCTCCCAGGCAGTTGTAGCATTCCGGCGCGGGACAGTCGAGGCAGCGGTTGATCATCGGCTGTGCATCCCCCGACCGCAGCACAGATACAGCGGGCTCGGCCTCCAACGAGTTCCACGGCCGGCAGGCAGGTACAAACGCATAGTCATGGTCATGCACAACGCTCACCTCTCAGGCTACAAGGTCCGCCGCCCCGCCCTGCGCCTCTTGGCCTCGCAGACATGGCAGTAATAATGCTTTCCTCCCCGGTCTATGGCAGAGGTATTCCACTTCTGCCCGCAGTCCCGGCAGTGTCGATATACGGGTGCGGCGGGTTCTATGCGCTGATACCCGGGCGGGGGCGGGCCTGGACAGAAGGTCATAGCAGGAGCTTGCCCACGTAGCAAATCAGTCCCAGGCACAGCGCCGCCGCCGCGAAGGCCAGTCTGAATCGGATGGGGCTGGAGATTGTGTCCCTCTGCACGTCCTCCTGGGGCTCGTCCATCCAGGGAGAGGAGAGATAGATCAGGGTATCAGGGTACTTCCGCCCCTCACGCATCCGTCGCTCCGCCTGCCATACGGGGACGGCCCGGACATAGAGGTCAGGGTCCAGGGCTTGCTTGATATCGTACACTGTTTTCATTCCGTTCCCTCCGGCAGAAAATGCTTCATGCTTTGCGCCATCCTCTGATAGGTTTCATTGTTCATCAGCATGGATACAACGTTGTCTGTAAGGACTTCTCGTGTAGCGTTGTTGAAATACGCATTTATACCCGCATTGATCTCGTCCTTCATCTTTCGGGCAAAGGTATCAATAGCACCTCGGCTCATTTCATGGGCCATGTTCTTCATCTTAGACTGAGTTTTATTATCGCTCAGTTCATTTTCCACCAGCTCGGCTAGATAGTCTTTCCGGCTCATGGTCCTCGGTTTTTCCATCCAGCCTCCGCCGATCTCGATATCACCTGCCATAAAGTCCGCCACCTGGGCGTCCACGGCTTTGGCTACCGCTTCTTTGGTAAGAGTTTTTATCTCCTCCTTATAAACCTCGGTAATAATGTTCCTGATTTCCCTCTCCACAATATCCCGTGTAAGATTCTTGACGGTGTTCTTGAGTGTCTCCTGGATATACTTCGTAAAGAAAGTGACGTCAATTTCAAATTTGACCCCATCTTCCATTTTCCTCTCATAAACCGAGCTCTCATCGTTATAGGGGCAATCTACCCCATCCTCTTCATAGGAGCACAAAGGCTCTCCATCACAGGTATAGCCTTCAAAATAATCGCACTCCGTGCAACTTTTACTCATAATGAATCCTCCTTTGCCGCTCGGATGGTGATTTCCGTTCGGGGATTCTCTTTGTCATAAAGGACACGACTCCCGTCATGGGAAATCACGATGCGGCTGTTATCGTCGGCCAGAATACCGGCCTCCACCAGCAGATCATCCACCGCCGCTTCCAGATTCAGGCCATCCACCACACGGCGGGAAGCCATGTAGAAGAGGCACTTGATATGCACCGGCGCCTCAATAGGCCGTTCAGGAACCGGGATCAGCTGGGGCAGGGCCAGGGTCTCATAGTCCCTGTGCGCCCTCCCCTGCCGGACCCACTGCCGTTCCGGCTTCCCGCAGACAGGGCAGCGTCTCCCTCTCCCGGCGATCTCCTGGTGGTTCTTCTTGGTCCGGGGCTCTCCCCGGATGGTGTACTGGAGGGGGAAGGAAGGAGCCTTCGGAAGTGTTCCGGACTCTGCCGGGGACTGCTCTGGAGGCTTGTCCTTAGCCCTGCGGCGGCGGTTCTCTTCCAGGACCTTTCGGGCGATCTGCTCCTGGGCCCAGGGTGGGAGGTCTTTGAGGCTCATAGCCAAAGGGCATCCCCCTCCCACTTATGCCTGCTTCGGCACTCTTCCGTAGCGGATTCCCCGCTCGTGGAAAAAGTGCTGCAGGTCAACCAGCTCCTTTTTTGTGAGGTAAGCCCGGAAATCCACAACATAAAGCTGTTGGCCCTCTGCTTCCTTCTCTTCGGCAGGAGCGGCTTCCGGTTTCTTTGGGGGGAGAGGGCCGGCCTTTACCCCCCGGGACGCTTTCTGAGACGCTTGTTTCTGCGCAGCGGCTTCTCTCCGCTTCTGCGCATCTTCCTCCAGCTTTTTCAGCTGTTCCATGCGGTTCATCACGGACCCAAGATCGCCGCACTCCTTGTAGTAGGCCAGCATAGCGGGCTCCTGGGGATGCTTCATGGCAAGAATCCCTGCCACGTCCGACCGGCATTTCTCCACCGCCTGCTCGATCTCCTGCTTCGCCGTGTCCACAGCGTATGTAGCATTTCGCCAGCGGGGGTTATAGAGTTTCCCCCAAGGGAGGTATGGCTTCATGTCACCAATTACAGCGTCATAGTGCCGCAGCAGGCCCGACACCTTTTCCTCCGCTCTTTTTTCTTCAAAGCGCTTGACCTGACTGTCCAAGTTGACGATGCCTTTTTCGCAAATAGCGGTGAGCTCTTTCACCTTCCCCTCAAATCGCTTCAGGGGTTGCTCGTAGAGCTTTTTGACCAACTTTCGCGAATCTTCAATCGCTTCCCGGGTCTTGCGGATGGAGGCCAGGTCTTTCCTGGCCTCTTTGATGCCGTCCTCGGTGACCACCAGGGAGGTATAGGGGGCCATCATTTCCTCCAGGCCCTCCTTGCAGACGGCAAAATTGGCCTCGATCTCAAGGTCTTGCATTGCCTTCAGGTCGGTGCTGACCGCGAAATTCACCTCACGCATCCTTCTTATCCTCCGTGAAGCAGCGGAACAGGTCCTCTGCCAATAAGAGAGCAGCAGCTTTGGGATTCTCCTTCAAGGTCATCTTGACGAGAGCAAGAAGTCTTGAGGCCATCGAAGCCACATGACCCGACGTTCCATGGATGATGGCCAGAGATTTCCCGCCATCTTTCCCGTTATGGGTGGCACCCATGATGGATTCACACTTCTCATCCAGAAGCACCTTAGCTTCACTCTCGTCGATGATGGTAACTTTCAACATGATTGATTTTCCTTTCTCATAGGGAAAGCACAACCGACGGAAGTGTCCCGTCCTCAACGTGCTTCCAAAATTCAGTTTCTTTCTCTGCCAGGTAGTCCATATCTTCCTGGCACTCTTCCCGCTTAAAGGCATAGGTTCGCAGGCTGATCCCGCCGTGCAAATCGAAGAGAGCTGCAAAAAGGACCGCAAAACTGTACCCCGTCGCCAGAAGCTGGTGGAGAATCTGGATGTAGTAGTGATCCGGCACGGCATCCCGCCACCTATCCCAGGACAACGCATTGGACATCGTCGCCGTTTTGATTTCCAGCACACCCCGCCGGTGGTCCTTGGTCAGTAGTTCCCCGTCCAAGGTGGCGTAGAGGTAGGGCTTGTCCGCTTGGTAGAGCATATCGAACTGGTGATACTCCAGCGTCAGTTCCGGGTACAGGGCCTGAAACATGGTCCGCAGGGCCGGTTCCATCCGGTTCCCCCGCTCCACTACGGTCTTCCCAGAGAGGTCACGGGGCTTGTCCAGCCCCGTTTTCAACCGCCACAGTTTTGTCGCGGTGGTGAAGGGAGATTCCCCCAGGACAGCTGCCGCCTCTGAGGCGCCAATGCCATTCTGTCTGCCCTCCAGCCAGGAGGCCCGATCAGGAAAAGTAAGCCGTTTGGGTTCCCGCATAGAGTTCTCCTTGATTTCCTCATCAGTTATGTTATAATGACCACAGGACCTAATCTGTTCTTTGTTTTGTCCTTCTCTGCCCCTCAGAGGCGCTAACTCTGGGGGGCATTCCTTCGCCCTCAAAGCGCTATCACCACACTGCCATTTTCAATCTCATCCTTCAGCTTCCATCCCAGATAACTTTTGATCGTCTCCCGGGCACGGAGCTTCCACATCCCGCCGTCGGCCTCGATGAAGCTGATGCCCCGCTCATTGATGCGGATCAGGAAAATGCTCTCCGGCTGCTCCACCTCCTGAAAAGTACGGTAGGGCCGCAGGGCGATAATAGGCTTGATGGTCTCATTGGCCTGAAGGTCAATTCCCTTCTTGGTCACAATAGTAGTTGCAACGCCGTTGTCATTGAAGGTGATCTTCGCCCCTGTAGAAATCTCGCTGAGGAGCTTTTGGATATAGGGCATATCCGCCGTCTCCTGGAAGCGAGTGCGAAGGGCGATCTGCATTTCCTCAAAAGGCAGTTCTACCCGCTCGTCCCAACCGGGAACGTCAGTAGCGTGGGCCTCATAGTAAACCGGCCGTACTGCCCTCTGATCGTAGTCAGGATGGCCGAAGCAGCGGACCGTCAGGTGGTCGGGAATCGTGATGTACAGGGCCTTCCCATCCTCTTCCGCCCGATGGGAAAATTCGGTCTTGACCAGCTGTACCAAAGCGTCCAAGCTGTTCAGGGGCAAGGTATCAGGGATGATGGCTTTGGGGAAAACCTCACTGATCTTCCCGTTCTGGGTCACCAGATAAGTCACACCTCCAACCTCAACGGTCTGAGGCTGTGCCGTCTCTTGGATGCGGTCATACACTTCTTTCAGCATTCGTTTTTTCCTCCTTAGTTAATGACTTTCAACAGCGGCGGCCGCTGCTGCTCTGCGCCTTCGATGTCCATCTGACCTGGCAACTGGGCTACCATCTCTACCACATTCTGCTCGTCCGCGACATAAAGGGACGTTACAACAGGGTTGGTCGCAGCCAGCACGGGCTTGACCACGGTTCCTACCGTGATATGCTCCCGCTCATCATCAGGCGTAAAGGTCAGTGTCACCATCAGCTTCCGCTTCGCTGTGGCGCTGGTGTTCGGGTCCAAGATGTTGTCCAGAACCCTAGACATTTCGTAGTCTACACGCTCCATGATGGCCCCCTGGGCCATTTGCAGGATGGACTTTCTGTCCTCTTGTGTCATGGGATACCTCCCTTCTTCCGTTTTTAGGGGGAGTGGGATTCCCCTCCAGCACCGAACAAGCGATTTCCTGTCCGTCGGGCATGGCCTCCATCCTTCGCAGGAGCTATAACACGGGTGCGCTCATCTTGTCAGGGGTTTCCCACGACGCCCCTGCGGGGCGTTTCGGCAAGTAACCGGCTTGCCATCATCAGGTGGGATTTCAGCAGACCTTTGTGTATTGGGCATCCTCTTTGGGTTTTTCCTCTTCCTCGCCAACCCGGACCACTCTCAAATCACCCTCCAGGCCAAGACTTTCAAGTCTTTTCTGATAGAGAAACAGCGTTGCTCTCGCAAATACATCCATCTTTTCATCCATTGCTATCCCCTCCTTTTGGTTTGATTCAAGATATGTTCCTGGGCTTGTCCAAGTTGACTGCTGGACTATCACCCCTTCTCCCTTCCCCCCACCTTGTGGTAGACTTAAAGAATTAGATAGAAAGGTTGTGTGACTATGTACGATCCCATCACCGGCAAGATATACCCCTCTATCGCCCCGGATTCCACTCCCGCTGACCGTCTGGCCCAATCCATGAACCAAAACCTCAAGCCGTTGGAATATCTAAAGCGTCTGGATGAATTGGAGCAGATGACCAAAGCGGCGGCGGAAGCGGTGAAGATAGCCCAAGATCAAGCCGAGCTGGCTCATCAGCAGGCGGAAGCGTCTGCGAAAAGAGCGCATCAGTCATTCGTGATTTCTATCATTTCGCTCTGCATCGGTGGCCTCGGGCTTCTTCTTTCGCTTCTTCCCTATCTTCCATTTTAGTTCTGGGAAGCCTTCAATAAGCCAAACGATATTGACCAAAGATACAACGATAGCAATGAAGGATGTTAGTCCAGCCAGCAAAGCAATCAAATCTCTAAGGTCCACGAAATCACCTCCTTCTTCTCCATACCGCCCCCGTCAGGGGCGGTTTTCTCTCTCCCCTTCACGCGCTGTCTGTTTCGCATTGCTATTGCCCGTCCTCCATGGTAGAATTGGAGCAACAGGAGGCGAATAGTCATGTTAGCGATAGACAGAGAATCTCTTGATATACTTTCCGATCTCAACAACGCCTGGGCTGAAAACCACAGTGGCGTTCCACATGAAGAACTAGATTTTTCCGATGATACGTTTCTTTTTCTGCTTCATAACGAACTTATCAAAGCTCCTGAAACAACTGTGATTGAAATCGAAGGTGATCCCCTCATCGTCTACGAAGGGATGATATACATCACGCCTCAAGGGCGCGGTGTTTTGGAAGCTAAAGAAGATGCAGCGTCAGAAGCCGGCGAGATACGCCGCCACAATGCCAAGCAAGAAAAACAAGCACGCTTTTACAATCAAACCGCCGTAGTTTCTGTGATCGTTTCGATTCTCAGTTTTGCTTTTGGTGTCATTGTTGAATACCGTTCTGGAATTATGGAGCGTATTATCGACCTTATTGGTTAAGGGTTTAGGATCATGCATCGTCTCACCTCCCCCCCATTCCTCCCGTGGGGAGGATTTTTATGCGCTATCCTGCATCTCTGCCTATTGCCCCTTCCCACACCCTGTGGTAGAATTTAGGCGGAGAAAGGAGGTGAGCTACGTGGACTTCAAAATTAGTATCGAGTGTAAAAAATGCCTGTGCTCATTTGAATTGCGCCCTCAAGACTTCAAGGATCGTCCGTCTATGGAATGCCCGAATTGTGGTCAAGCATTTCCAAGCGAACCTTACCAAAGGATAAAAACAGGTGTTTGTGCTTTGGGTGCTGTTGAAGAATGTATCTGTGAGGATAGCAACAATCCATTTTCTTACCTATTCAATGTCCAGGTAAAAAGTTTCAAGAACTCATATAACTTTTGATAGGAAAGAGAGTTAAATCTTTGCTTTTCGAAGTCGGCTTTTCGCTACGGCTAGCAATAATTCTGCTTGCTGAAACGAAAGGCCGTTCTTTGTTAGCAGTTTGCAAATTTCACTGGGTATATCACGCATCTTATCGGGCGGAATGCTCGCTAATACATCTTCTGGCTTGTCGTTGTCCATCATGGAAATAATTTCATCCAATGTCATATCCCCCCTCACCTCCTTTTTTCTCCTCCCCTCTAAGAGGCAGGTAATTTCTTTTGCGAGTATAATAGCTTCCATCCTCTCACCCCCCTTCACGCGCTGTCCTGCGTTTCGCTCTTGAATAAGTATTCAAGACGCATACCAGGGAAGAAGGTATCCCTGATTTTGAACGCCTCTCCAACGGAGAACTCCGTCTTTCCGTTGATCTTGTTTTGGACAGTTTTATCGGTGCAACAAAGCAAAGTTTGCAGGTCCACATACCGCACACCAAACCGAGTCATTTCCGCAGCAAGGTTATTCATCGTACTTATCCTCCCTTTGTTTCCGCTATTGCGTTAATTTAGCTAAATAGTACACGAAATTTCGGAAAATGTCAAGGGGAAATACGAATTTATTTTCGCAAATGCGTAAAATATTCTTGACATTATGGAGCTGTCACGATAGAATCAGGGTGAAAGGAGGATTCCCCTATGAACGTTGAAAACCAGTTAAAAGAAGAAATCCTCTCCCGGTACAAAAGTGTTCGGGCTTTTACGCAGATGAATGATCTTCCTTATTCCACGGTTGATTCCATTTTCAAGCGCGGCCTTTCAAACGCTGGCGTTGCTACAATTATCAAAATTTTCAACGCTCTCGACTTGGATATCGAAAGCATTCAGGAAGGATGTCTCATTCACAAAAAGCAGGAGATAGTGACCAGCCTATCGGAAAAAGCACAGAAGATAGCAGCAGATTACGATTCACTGGATGCCCACGGCCAGCGTATGGTCCGCCTGGTAACTGACGAAGAGAAGAACCGCATGGAGGCAGAAGCCGCCAGAAAGGAGCGAGATACCATGGAGGCGGGTATGCTTGCTCCGCCAGCTCCAACTCCAGAAGAAGAAGCCAAAGCTGAGGCAGAATCGTTTTATCAGGAAGTCCTTCAAGAAAAGAAAATCCAGGCAGAGTTATCAGCTTCACCAAGTACAAATGGAACCGGCGAAAAAATGGCATAAAAAAACCGCCTAGGTAGGCGGGATAAGAAGGGGCGGTGCCGATGAAAAAAGTCTTTTTATATGTCCGTGTCTCCACCGAGGAGCAGGTGATTCACGGCCTATCCATTGAGGCCCAGACTGCCGCACTCCAAGAGTGGGCAAAAGAAAACCACCACCAGGTGGTGGGGGTGTACACGGACGCTGGAGTGTCCGCCCGCAAGCCAGCCTCCAAGCGCCCAGAGCTGCAACGTCTCCTCAATGATGTCCGTGCAGGGATGGGCGAAATGATCGTGTTCACAAAGCTGGACCGTTGGTTTCGTTCCGTGAAAGATTACTACAAAGTCCAGGATATTTTGGAAGCCCACAACGTAAATTGGAAAACCATCCAGGAGGATTATGACACCTACACCGCCTCCGGCCGGCTTAAAATCAATATCATGTTGAGCGTGGCGCAAGACGAAGCCGACCGCACCAGTGAACGGATCAAAGCCGTCAACGAGAGGAAGCGGCAGAAGCTGGAACCCCTCACCGGGACCTGTCCCCCTGGGTATAAGATCGAGGGAAAACGCTATATTAAAGACCCAGCAACAAAGGATGCGATCGAGATATTTTTCAGAAAATACCTAGCCTGTGGTTCCCTGTACCAAGCGTCCAGACTCACAGAGGAGCAGTACGGGCTTCACCTAAGCTATCAAAAGGCCAACAAAATCCTGAACAACACTGCTTACTATGGCCGTTACTTCGACGTTGACGGCATGACCCCTCCCTATATCACCAAGGAGGAATTTGATAAAATACAAGGAATGAGGCGGCGCGTCGTGAGAAAAACAAAGCACAATCGAGTATATCTCTTCTCTGGCCTGGTCATCTGCGGAGAATGCGGGCAGCGGATGGGCGGGCGTGTCAACACAAACCAAGAATCCTTTTTTTATAACTGCACGTCGCACTACATGGCCCGCAGCGGATGCCAAAACACGACGAATCTCTTAGAACGGAAAGTTGAAACCTTCCTCATGGAAACCATCAACGAAAAGATGTCAGAATGGAAGGTCGCAGTGGATCGCCTATACGAGCAGAAAAAGCAGCGTGATTACAAGGGCGAGATTGCCGCCCTCACCTCCAAGGTCGGAAAACTAAAGGACCTATATCTTAACGATCTTATCAGCCTGGAAGAGTATAAAAAAGACCAGGCAACCTATACGGGGAAGATTGATGCCCTCCGCATGGAATCAGCCTCCCAGGAGCGGCCCAACTTTGACAAGGCAGAAAGGCTGCTGTCCGAGGGCTGGGAAACAACCTACCGCAGTATGTCCCGGGAAGGAAAGCAGGAATTTTGGAGGATTCTCATCAAAGAAATCATCATCTACCCAGATCGGCACATGGAGTATACCTTGAATAGCTAATTTTTTTACCATTGATACTTCACAATATATCTCCCTCTGTAGAAGGAGAACTATTATGAAGACAACGGAACTGCCGAGGGATTTATACCCCCGACAGCCCCATCTCTCTCAGAGAAAGTCGTTCTCCTCCAAGCACTTGCGATAAATCTGCTCCACCCTCTCGATGGCCAGCACCGCTTTATCATTGGGGAAATCCGGGTGCTCATCACAGTATCGCTTGTACTCTGTGATATCGTCCAGCACCTCATTGAAGTGCTCCTGGCTATGCCTTCTGCCCTCCAGGGTCTCATCACAAAAGCGCAGAATTTTTTCTCTGGCTTCTCTTGCCTCCCGCCGCTCATCGGCCTGGACGTGCTTATCCAAAGCCTCCGAAAGGTCGTTGACCTTACTAATGACCTCCCCGTTGACTGCGTGTCCGATCTTCTTGAACACGAAAGACCACGGATTGATACGAATGGGGACGAGTTCGATTAGACCAGACCCGAGCAACAGGAAAGCCGCAGCGTCCCCAAGGTAATTCCCGATCCATTCCAACATGATTCAGATCAGCCATTTCCTGCCCAGCACCGCCGCCAGCTCATCCCGGCGGACGTACCGCTCCGGGGCAGTGCCGTCCATGACACCAGCATCGGCGGCCCGCTGCCAGTGGCCCTCTTTCCGGCTCCACGCCGGTTCCGGCAGTGTCTTGGCGTGCAGCTCCGCCTTCTGGGCCAGTTTGTACGCCTGCTCCGGCGTCATTTCCTCAATCATCTGGTCGATGGTCATATCCAGTTCATCCTCCTTGTTGATCATCTGTCCTGCCAGCCGGTCGTTCACTTTTTCTGCGATATCCCCATACCGCCCGAACAGGTAGTTCCCGGGGCAGGACTTCCCCTTGTCCGTGGTATAGCGGTGCGGGACCATGTTGCACACATCCCACCGCCCTGTGTAGGCCGGACAGTTCTCCTTGCCCTCCACCCAGAGCAGCTTCTTGATGCCGTTGCGGCGGCAGATATCCGTACACAGATCAATCAGCGCCGCATAGGCTTCATCGGTACAGGCGTAGGGCTCCTTGTATGCCTGGATGCTGGAAACCTCGATGGTCACCACGCTGTGGTCTACGGCGTGACTGCAGCACCAGGCGCGGTCCTCCTCCCGCACGTACTGCCCGATCCTGCCGTCCGGCCCAATGCCATAGTGGGAGGAAGCCCTGGTAGTCTGGAATACCTGTCCGCAGCCCTCCACGCTCCCGGGGCCTGCCATAGTGTGGATGGAGATCCCCTTGATCTGCTTGTTCCTCGGCTTCGTACAGTAGGGAGACAGCTTTGTATAGTTCACCAGGGGGCTGTTACTCACCGTCATCCCCTCCGCTCTGTGTGCTGTCCCAGATAGACGTGGTTTTGCTCACGGTAACACCCGTCCCCTGAACCTGCTTCACATAGTCGGGTTCTCCCGGAACCACAGAGGAAGCGTCTGTCAGGCCCTCTGCCAGTAAGTACCCAAGCACCGCAGCCCCCTGAAGGATGCAACCACTCACCGTCTGCGCCATGCTTTCGCCGCCGCCGAAGGCCATGATAAGACCCGAAATGAACGCGGCCAGCGCCATCCACAGCTTCCTGCTGGTCAATTTCCTTGCCCAGTCGATTCTCATATTTAACACCTCTTTCCTTAGCGGAACAGATCCGCCAGCGTCTTGTCCTTGGACTTCATGTACTTCCGGCATTCCATCTGCCAGTCGGCCCAGTCATCCCCATAGTCGGTTAGTTTGGCCTCGTGGATGAACTTACGCGTGGCAACATCCACATCCACATTGTCCCGCTTGCAGATAGCCTGGATGGCCTTGCGGTTCTGCCAAAATACGTTCTTTTCCATGATGATATCCTCCTTTGAATTTTCAAGGTTTCCCTCAGCGGAAAACCACTTTTACAACCTTGTCACTCACCCGGTCAATGACCCGGTACGTGAGGCCAGGGACATATCCTTCCGCCGCCGTGGCAACGCCGCCCTCTGCCACCTGACAGAAGCCGTTTACCTGACAGGTCCCGTCATCCCGGACCGCCAGCACCCCCAGCATACCTACTGTGTCCCACTCCTGCCGGTCCCTTCGCTCAACGTAGGGCTGAGACGGATCATATGCAGGGTTCGCTTTCAGCCGCCAGGAAGGCGTCTCATAGTCCACCACCCGGGAGGTGATGCGGTAATACTGTCCGTTCTCCTCCCGCACATCCGGGGCAGTGATGAGGGCAAGGCGTTCCTCATCGGACAGGCCCTCGGGGATATCCAGGGGTTCCCTATCCTCCTCCAGGTACTCCTTCACAAAACGATCAAACTCGTCGTGGACCCAGCGGCCAAGCCAGTCCTCATCACCGTTGCCGACGATGCAGGGGTTGCCGGAGACGATGCCCAGCAGATAGTCCCCCGGACCGGCCAGTTTGAGCCTGTCCCCTTCCAACGTCACGAAGCGGCCCACGCGGTCCTCGGCGTTGGGGTTGCCGTCAGCCCACTCGAAGTATTCGGCATAGTCCGCGCCGCTGGTGTGGAAGCTGCCGACGCCGTAGACGGCCCCAGATCGAGTGATTCGGAAAGCATTGGAAAGGCTTTGTTCATTCATTCCATTACCAATAACCATTGCATCGCCAACAAGATTGCCACCAGTCCCACCGCCTTCCATGGGTTTATTATACATTCCCTGCGCATGAGAGCTATAGTTAGACGCTGTAGTGCCTCTCCCTTCAGCATGGGAGTAATCAGCCGATGCGATAGTTAGACTTCCCTCTGAATGGCTGGCAAAAGCTTGTGATTTTGTAACATATCCCTCAGCATGGCTGTAGGCTCCTGACGCTGAGCTTCGGTCTCCCTCTGCGTGAGAGTTTGTGCCTGATGCAGTGGTACGGTCCCCCTCTGTATGGGATGATTCTCCTGATGCGGTAGTGTAGTTTCCCTCTGCGTGGGAGTATTGGCCTTGCGCACGAGCATTCTTTCCCTCTGCATGAGAATATTTTCCTGATGCAGATACTTGATTTCCAAGTGCAGTACTATTTTCTCCGACGGTAATTCCAGGATATCTCCCCATCGAAATACTTCCAGAGAAAACAGGATTAGGAATACCCACCTGCCCAGTAAGAGCTTGAGCTATAGCCCTCAGCTCCTCCGCACTGATCGCCGGAGGCTGCCCGTCCTTCCAGTCTGGCGCTTCATAAACGCCATTAACGACTGACATCTTCCTTCACCTCCCCTAACGCTTCAAAGTCCGGTTCGCTCCGCCTCGGCTTCTTAGAAGGCGGGGTGAAGCCTTCGATTGCCGGGTTGTTCTTGCGGAACTGCCCGTACTGACACAGCCAGTAGCGGTTGTTCTCCCCTGTCACTTCAACGTCCGTTCCGTCTTTGAAGCGCAGGGTGCCGATCGGTTCTGTTTTCTTCATACGTTTTCCCCCTCTCAATCATTTATCTGTAGCAGGATTCGAAGCTCAGCCCAAAGCAAGCCATATATACCTCGTTGAGCTTTGATTAAGCTGTGCAGATGCACTTTGTGTGTTATACCATCTTAAAGATCTCACTCTGCCATCTCCGGTTGATATACTTTGTTCACGCCCATATGAATATGTAGAAGAAGATTTATACCAAAATCCTTGTTCTTGTTTGTACCCAGACACATACCATCCAGGTGCTGTCGAATAAATGGTGTTGTTATCTCCCCCGTCGTTGATTCCTATCAGACTAAGTTTGGTGCCTATTCCACTTGTATAACTGGAATTACACATCCCAAACAGCCAAACAAATTTAGGATACATGGTGAAAGTAAGCGTGTTATGGTTACCACTTCCATAAAGCCCTGTCCCGACATAGGAACCAACCTGCATCATCAGGCCATCAACATTTCTTGCAAAGTACCTTCCGAGTCCATTCGCTGTTATATATTTCGCAGGGCCATCTGGCCAAACATCAAATGGGATACGGGAACTGGAAGTGATCCCCGTTTCATTCACTCCTTCGACTGCACTGATGAGTGCATGGAGGGCAGCCGCAGCGCTGGTAGCCCCAGTCCCACCATTTTCAATGGGCACTTTCGCCAATGTATCAGAAATCGCTTGCAGCGCGGCAGCGTCCAAGGCGGGCGGTCCGCTGTTCTTCCACTTGGGGGCAACGTAAGCCATCACGCCACCCCCTTGTGCAAGGTGCCTAGGGTGTTATGGAGGCACCCCCCCCCCGTTGGGATTTACTGGTAATTGTGTATTTCGCCATAGTCATATCTCTCCTTCCTGTCATCTTATCTCTCATTGTATCACAGCCCTAAAATCACTCCGGCCAACCCGTCACCGTGGCGTTTGGGTAATCATTCACCGACACTGCCGTGATGGTCATCTCCCCTGTGCCTGCCAAGGGCCGCTCAAAGCCCATGATCAGGTGCCGCTCTACCGGAGACCCCGGCTTGTCCGTCCGGGTCACGGTGACAAGGTTGTTTTCCTCAAGGTGGAACATCTGCGTACAGGAGATAGACACCGCCTTTTGCAATCCCGCAGACCGTTTCAGTTCCCAAACAGCTCTGTCTTCACATTGCTGTTTTGTGGCGTATCCCGCCGCGCTCTGCCGGAACGTCTTGCGGCCTATGGTCTGTACATTGGTGTCGCTCATGGGGTCTAAGTTGGTGGCCCGACCCGCAGGCTGGCTGTTGTCATCCAACTGTTCGCCGATCACGATGTAATCATTGTAGACTTCCGTGTTTTTCACCGTGTAGGCTGCGCCCAATAACTGTGCCTCCTCCATGGAGAAACGCCAGAGTATGGGTTTGTCCGTGTCAAGGATATCATCCTGGGATGGGTCCAGGCGCAGGGCACCTGCGGAATCGTAGCCGACCCAGGCATTTACCATCTCCGCCATCCCCAGAACCACGTCTCCATAGGACCCGCTCTCCCCATCAACACGAAGAGTATACGGAGAATCAGTTAGCTTGACTGTAGTTCCGTCCGCAAGTTTTTGGGTTTTTGTGTTGTAATATTCCGTGAAAACCGGTGGCACAGCATCTACTTTCCGCCCATTCCCCCGGTCCAAGGACAAGATCGCTTGAATCGGCTCAAAAATGTTGGTGTTCACTTTCACCTCATACGTCCCCTCCAGGTAGCCAAACAACGTTCCGTCCAGCATGGACCATTTATCAGTAAGATTGTATTGGGCCACCCGGTTCCCTGGCTCTACGGTCTCCGTTGGGCTTTCCACACAGAAGATTCCCTGCTGGATGTAGTAGTCCTCCCCATTGGAGAGGACAAGGCCCTCATCGATGGCGATCTCCTGACCGAACCAAACCATGTTGAGGTTGTAGTCGTAGGCGGCATCGAGGTTTGAGAGATTCACCGTGGCTGTACGGCGGGTGCCGTTCTGGAGGTTGCATGAAATGCTCCCGTCGGCGATAAAAGCCCCACTGCGGCGGTTAAAGGGGTTGTTGTCCAGGGCAAAGGCCGTGGACCCGTCGGGCTGAAGGAAACGCAGGCGGCACAATTTTACAAAGGGTGTGCGGAGCTGGTTTAGATAGTCCCGCATCTTCTCCGCCGCCGTCCACCGCCGGTCGATGATAGTAATTTCCGCCGTATTGGACGTGGCGCTGCGTACGGAGTTATGGAGCGTGTTAGTAGCGATGACGTAGTATTGCCATACCCCTGCCGTGATGGACTTGGGCTGATAGGCAGCATACACCGCGTCAGGGATTTCCACAAAGGACTGTCCCTTCTCTGCCATGAACCACCGGTAAGTGATAGTACCCCCGTCCGTGACCTCCGCCGTGCCGTCCAGCTCCCCGGTGAGGGAAAGCAGACTGTAGGTGGCATTGACCAGCGGATGCAGGAAAACAGGGACCTGGGCCGCTGTCACCGTGATCTGCGCCGTCTCCGAAAAGCTGGTAGCGACGGAGGTACCCACGGTATTCACCGCTACACAGCGGTACTGGTATGTTCCCGGGACACTGGTAGGTGGTGTATAAGCGTTTGCGTCTGCCCCCGGGATATCAGACCACGCCCGGACCGTCCCCCGAGACAACTGCCACTGGAAGGCAAGGCTTCCCCGCTCCACGGTGGCCGCAACAGTCAGAGCCGCTGCCGGGTCGTTTTCAATATAATCCGCACTCACTGGCTGAACCGTAAAGATCGGCTCCGTGGCCCCATAGACCGTGATGGTGACGGTATTGCTTTGGGCCGTGGCCGTGGAAGTCCCCACGGTGTTGGTGGCAACGACGTAGTATTGATACACACCCTGGGCCGCGCTGGGCGGCGTAAAGGCTGCGGCAGTCTGGCCTGTGAGGGCGGAGAAAGCCCCACTTCCCGTCCTGCCGTACCACTGATAAGTCACGGTACCATGCGGGGATGCGGCCGTTCCGATCAGAGCGGTCGTCGGATCTCCCTGATCGTATTCCGCCCCGCTCAGGGGCGCGGCAAACACAGGCGCGGAGGCCGACAGGATGGTAATGACCGCAGTGTCGGAATAGGCGCTTTCGGAGGTAGGGCCAACGATATTGGTGGCCTTGAGCCGGTAGGAAACCGTCCCACCCGGGGTGGTCGGGGGCATGTAGGAAGCCGCCGTGGCTCCCGGGATCTCGCTCCAGCTTGCGCCGGCATCCTCGGACCGTTCCCACTGATAAAGAACAGCGCCCCATTCCGCACTTGCCGCCGCTGTCAGAGGCGCGGCCTCTGCCCCATGGTCATAGGTGGCCCCGGTGGGCTGCCTGGTAAATACCGGTATTGTTGCGGCGTAAACCGTAACGCTGGCCGGGTCAGAAACCACAGAAGCGGTAGAGATGCCCACTGTGCTGGTCACCGTCACCCGGTATTGCTTCGTCCCCGTGCTGTCCGTGGGCGGGGTGTAGGTACTGGACGTGGCTCCGGCGATATTGGCCCAGGTGATGCCCCCGTCCCCAGACACCGACCACTGATAGCTCAGCGTTCCCTGGGTGGTGGACGCTGTCACGCTTAAAGGCGCCGGCGTGTCCTCCAGTCCATAGGCCGAACTCTGGGGCTGTGCGCTGATCGTAGGTGCTACGGCACCTCGGATGGTAATGGTAGCCGTGTTGGAATTGGTGGACTTGCGGTCAGACTGAACCACGTTCGTCACCACGCAGCGGTAGGAAATGGACCCGTTGGTGCTGGTGGGCGGTGTATAGCTGGTCCCTGTAGCTCCAGAGATATTCGTCCAGGTATTTCCGTTGGGGCTGTTCTGCCACTGGTATTCCAGGGTCCCGTTGGCTGGAGGCGACGCCGCTACAGTCAGAGGAACCGGTGTCTCGCTGTTATCGTAGGTGGCGCTCACAGGCTGGGTGGTGATAGTGGGGGCCACCGCTCCGTAAACCAGTACCGTCACCGCCGTGCTGTTGGTGGCCGCTGTGTCGTAAAGACCCTCCGCCATGGGGTACAGCACGGTTCCAGGATAAAGTGCGGTGGAGGGATACAGGGCCGGGGCGCCCAGGGTATCCGTCACCACACAGCGGTAATAGATGGTTCCAAGGGCCGTTGTCGGCGGGGTGTAGGCGGTCCCCGTCGCCCCAGAAATATTGGTCCAGCTGCTGCCGTTGCTGGACCGCTGCCACTGATAAGAAAGCGTCCCCTGTCCCGTGGCGGCAACCGTCAGGGCCGAGGCGGCGGTGTTGATGATATAGCTCCCGCTCACCGGCTGCCTGGTAATGGTGGCCTTGGCCCGCACGGTCACCGCCCTGGTCCCCTCGAAGAAGGGGATCACCCGGTCGCACCACTCCTTGCTGGGCTCGTTCCCGGCCCCGAAGGCTGCAGTCAGGTCAATGAGCATCAGCCCGTCGCAGTAGACATAATTGGAGGCGTTGACCGTAAAGTTGCGGATGCTGTAGTTGGACGCGGCGGAGGCCAGTGTGGTCAGCGTGATGATCTTAGACTCCATATCCCACTGGGGGTGATTTCCGCCGTTGTTGCCAAACACGAAGTTCAGCCCCGCACCGTCTCCGGCGTAGAGTTCAAAGCGGTTATCCGCCGTGGTGACATTGGTGGTGGTGCGCAGATAGTGCCGCCCATAGTATTTGTGCCCCTTCACCGGGGGCTTGGTGGGCTTGACCGTATTGATATAGGTGCCGGTGCCTGACGTGCTCCCCAGGCGGGAGGAATATTGCCCAAAATCTGCATAGGTGGTGGAACGGGTCAGCCCGGACCAATCCGCCGTCGTCTCAAAGCTGGGGTTGGGAATCAGGTTGGTCAGCATGGTTTTCAGCTCGGTGATCTCCGCGTAACCATCCCCGCTGTTGGCCCCGTCCTCGCCTATGGCACTGGTGTTGATGGCCCAGGAATAGACCCCCGTGTTATTGCCGGACCAGCCGCCGCCGCAGGAGGGATTGTCATCCGTGGCTCCGCCCATGCCAAATCCTCCGGTGCCTGTGGAGGAACCGCGGGTATAGTAAGCACCCCCAGCTCCGTTGGCGATATACTGAGAAATACTCAGCGGGGCGGACAGGCTCACAGAGGAGGTCAGGCTTGCCGTCTGGGTGGACCAGGCCACATAGTTTCCCGGATGCTTATATGCTGCGCCAAGGCCGTTGGCCCCGTTGCTCACCGCTGATTTATAGCTCTGGTCCCCGGTCCCGCCGCCGCCGGCGGCTACGGCCAACACCTCGTAGTTCACCCCGTTCTTGGTGAACTGATAGTTGGCGTTGGTGACGGAAGCAATCCGCTTGAAAACGAAGGTCCCGCCGCCGGACCCGCCGGAAGCACCATCCTTCGCGGTCCCGTTGGTCCCCTTTCCCTGCTTGCCGACGATGACCGTCAGAACATCCCCTGCGGCCAGATCTACCAGCAGGCGAAGTCTGGCTCCCTTGCCGGGGACAGACCCATAGCTGCCGGAATAGCTGTTGCCCACAGCGCCTTCCGCGCCGGCCACATCTATGTAATACCGCCCCGCTTTGGGCATGGTAAAGCTCTGTTCGCTTCCGGTGGCGGCGAAGTAGGCCACAGCGATTCCCTCCTTCTGTTTTGAGTAAAGGGGTCGATTTCGACCAGGTTAAAACTCAGGCATCAATATCGGTATAGGCCAGCAGGGACACACCCTCCCCGCTGCCGGTCTGCGCCCAAGACAGGGACACGCTCTGGGCCTGCTCCCGGCTGGCGTCCATAGTCTCCATGGACGTGGCGTCGCTCAGGCGAATCGGAAACAGATCCCCCTTCCGGTTCTTCAAGAAGAGAGTGTTCGACGTGGTGGACAGCTCGTAGATTTCATCGCGCAAGTCCAGGGTGTCGCTGTAGCCGTTCCCGTCCCGGTAGTCGATGATGCCGATCAGGCTTTGCAGGGTACCGGAAAGATAATTGCTCGGCTCCGGCTGGATCGTGGGATAACGGGTGAAATTCTTCATCACGTTTGGGGCGTTGTTGTTGCTCATACTCCCGCTGACCAAGTTCTTCCCAAAGCGGTACTCCGCCTGGACCTGATACTCCCCTTCCCTTGTCCCATCCACACAGGAGAGGATAGACCAGTTCCAAAAGCACGGAACGATCTCCCCGGATTGAATAGGCGATGCAATATAAGTGTCAGTACCCAGTGGGAAAAGGTAGTAGACATAGGGTCCCTGCTGACTGGCCGCGCCGTAGTCATAGACGCCCACGGTGGTCAGCGGCAGATCTGCCAAATGCTTCAAATTGCCCCCGCTCCCCTTCCGGCGGTAGAGGGCCAGTCCCGTCAGCTCTCCGCTGCTGTTGTTCCCCAGGTTCCCGGCGTTCAGGCCGTTGGAGAAGTCCGCCAGCAGGTAGGTGTTGGAATCGTAAACGGGTGTATAAGGCCGTCCGTTGTACAGCGCCTGAATGGCCGCGCTGGACGGTTCCCTCTGGATGATCTCGATAAAATCGCAGCTCTGTACTGCCCCCAAGGTGACGCTGGCGATACTGCCCTGGGTATAGCGCAGGGAAAAAGCCTGCTGCCCCACAGTGGGAAAGTTGTCCGCCATAGGGAAGAGGTTGGGACCAGGAAACAGGGTTGCCGAAGGATATAGCCCTCCGGTATACTCCAGCTTATAAAGGTAGAGGGCCGTCGGGGTCAATACCATGTTGAGCTGGGCGTTGGCTGTCAGCCCGGACCACGCCGCCAGCGTCGTTCCCCCCAGAGTGATGCTCAGGGTCAGGTTGGCCGCGTTATAGCTCACTGCCAGCGTTCCGCCACCGGTAGTCATGGTGATAAGGGCTGCGCTCACACCCCCCAGGGCCGTTTTATAGAGAATGGACCACGGGGCCGGGAATACCAAACCCTTCCCGTTGGTGGTATCCCAAGTAACGGAGGACCCGGGGGACAGATTCAAGATCCCCTCGCTCACGCTCCAGCTCCCCGTGCCGCTCCCCGGTGTGTAGGAGATGGCGGGCCATTCCACCCGCACTGCGCTCTTCTGCCCGGAAGCGCAGCGGGCTGTCACAACGCCCTCCAGCATGGAGGATGCGTAGTTCACCCGGAAACTCACCCAGCCCGTATCCGCCTCCACACCGTTCACCGTCTGAACCCGGCAGCGCACTGCATAGGCCCCGCCGGAGAAAAAGCCGTCATAAGAGACCTTCAGCTCTGCGGTCCCGTAAATGTTGTGGCTGTCGTAAAGGGGATTGCCCACGTCAGACTGCAGGGCGATCTGCCAGCGCACCCAGTTCAGGACATCACCCTGGGCCTGGGTGTAGTTGGCCTCAAAGGTATACAAGCGTACTGCCAGGACCGGCGGGAAACTCTTCAAAGCCAAGGATGGCGCCGCCCGGGTGAGAAACGCCGCCGCGCTGGTCTGTACCACGCTCTCCGAACTGCTCCACCACTGGGTGATGACCAACTTATATTCCTTCCCATTTGTGATGCCTGCGCCGGAAAGCGCCGCCTTGGGGATGGTATACGAAAAAGTCTCCACAGCCCCGGCGTAGTTGGTTCCGTAGAACGGACAGTTGTCCGTTTTCTTTCCCGTGGTGTATACCTGGGTGCTGGAGGTGTTGTTTTGATAGATCACGATCTGGAAGGCCGTCAGCGGTGAATTGCCGTTGACCTGCCAGGAAACTGTCAAATCCTTGGTAGCGTCCACCGTCCCGTTTCCCAGCTCTCCCCGCAGGGATGGGGTGATGTTCGTGGGTTGGAAAAGCACCGTCTGACCTCCTCTCCCTTTGAAAAAAGCTGGGCTGCCTTCCCCTTGTTCAGGAGAAAACAGCCCAGCTTGGCTCTTCCCGCCGCCTGCTTGCGACGAGGAATTTCATATTAAGCTGATTATACCATAAACTTGGGGAATGTCAAACAATGTCAGTGGGGTGTGTTCTCATTCCTCATGATAAACACTCCACCACCGCCCGTCACTCCCGGGTTGCGTCGTGTTCCCGTCGATTTCCGACTTCCAAAGCTTCCCGTCGCAGGAAACGATATCACCCATGTTATAAGCGTCCTGCGCCCCGCTGGGCGGACTCCAAATGGGATATCCTTCTTCCGTCAGACTGAGGCAGGTATAGAGGGACGGCGTACTCTTTGGGGGCCAATCCTCCTGACTGCTGTGGTCCTGCTCAACACGATAAAGCAGCGGGTCCCCGTTGCCGTCCTCCCCCGCAATGATGTACTGGCCCTTGGTGTAGACAGTCCCAGGCGCATAGTGGGGGTAGATGGTTGCCACTTCCCTGGCCTGATCCTCGCCCAAGCTTGCCGCAAAGAGCTGTAAGGTGCGGCGGAACTGTTCGGCTGCTTGCAGCTTGTCCATTTCGTTTCCCTCCTCTTACTGCGCCAGACCAAGCATGGCGCTTAAAATCTCGCTGTCGGTGGGCTCTCTGGGAGGCTCTGGCTCCGGGGGTGGAACTTCGCCTGGGGTGAGTTCCACTACCTCCATGCGCTCGAAGGTGTCCTGAACAGGGTTGCCCTCTTCGTCCCTGCCGACATCCATCGTGCGTGTCACGGGCTCAGCCTTGACGTTCACAAACGGAAAGGTTTCCGGTATCTCCATATCCTCTGGGATGACGGCGTATCCCTTGGGTATTTCCATATCTTCAACCCCATAGATTTCCTGGTTTCTATGCGCCCCGTTTTCCAGAGCGGCGATTTCGATTAGTTTCATTTTATGCTCCTTCTACTTATTTAGAGAATTGCTCTCTGCACTGACCTATTGCAATACAGCCAAATAATAGTAAGTATAGCCACTGATACTACCTTGTGAACTATCCGAATTACTATTGTACCACTCTACAGTTTTTCCAGAGTTGGTGCGCCTTGCTGCAGCGGCAGAAGTCAAACTGTGGTTAATAAGATCAAAACCGCGTGTCGTGCGCCAAGTATTCATCAACAATGTGAGGGTGGGAAGGGTAGTCATCCCTCGATAAAGCGTAGAGCCTATGCTGCCATCTCCATAACGAATAGCATATATCCAAAGAAACTCGACTGGACTAGGGAATGTGAGCGAAGACGGGCGCGAACTTCCATAGCCACCCGTGCCAACATAGGACCCGATTACCACATCTGCTTTCTCTGCCACTGCTGTTTTGAGTGAGGCAATATCTCCTTGGTTCTCCACAATGGCATCGCTGATTGCCTGCAAGGCGGCAGCGTCCAGCGCTGGGGCCGCGCCATTCTTCCAGTTGGGGGCAACGTATGCCATCAGACGCACCCCCTTTTGGGCATTCTGCCAGTCAGGAGGCTAGATCGCCCCCCCCCCACTGGTAAATAGTGGTATTTATACACTTTGCCATGTATTTTCCTCCGTTCTGTTTTCCCGGTCCGGTTCTCGCTTCAATACCTTGGGCCGCTCCGCAATGATGCGGTAGCCGCCTTTTACATTCTGGATGCGCACATCACACCCGGATTCCAGGGCGTCGTTGATGCACCGCAGGTCCGCCGCACTTACTCTCACTTTCCCCATCTCACACCGTGCCTCCTCCCTGGTCAATGTCCTGCTCCTGGCCTTCCGACGTAGCCTTCCCTCCGCTGTCCGGGCGTCCCCCAGGGTTCAGCTCGTGCTTTACCTCCGGCGGCAGACCGCTGTCCGGATTCTTGGCGCTGTAGCTGGTCACCAAGGGAAGCCGTGCGTCCATGATACCACTTTCCGCCACCGCGAAGGATACCGACATATCATCCAATATGCTGCGGTCGTGCAGGGCGTTGTACAAAATGGTGTCTGGCAGGATGCCCAAAGTCATACCTTTTCGGGCGCCCTCCTCCAACTCCGGGTCTGTCGCCAGATCTCCAAACATACGGAAAGTCCATCGGTAGTTCAGATGCAGGCCCTTCACGATGCAGTTTACCATCCGCTCAAAATCGCCATAAATCTGCTGTGCAAAGCGGCTCTCGATCTTGAATGATATCTGCGCTAGTCCGGCCTTCGGATCCTCCTTCGTGGGGATGATGCCCGCCAGCCCTGCCTTCGCCATGGTGTAAGCGTAGCCATTGGAACTGATCTCCGTGGCGCCAGGGGCTTCCGACAGCGTGTGGAGCTTCATATTTGCCAGGGGAGCCATGTAAAGGCCGATCCCGCTGGTGTTGCTCTGCTCCAACATCTGGTACCAGAAACTTTCAAACATCTTCTGGCCCGTCCTGGACAGCCGGTAGGTATCCTCCAGTTTGGAGGACTGGGAATCATAATAAGGGATTTCCCCCGTCAGCAGGGAAATCAGCGGGTTCTGCACCAGCTCCAGCTGCACCTGCTCATACTGGGCCAGCTGGATCAGGCTCAAAAACAGGCCCGTCCACGGGGATACCACTGCCCGGTTGGCATCGTCTATCTCAAAGGGAAAGACTTTCTCCACGGGGAGGGTCACCCAATAGAACCAACGCCCGTTTTGATAATAGGCATCCACTTCTCCTCCCAGCGTCCCCGCTTTCTGCATGGCCTCAAACCGTGTCAGGTCCAAGGCATTCTTGGATGCGTACAGAACCGTCCTGCCCGTCCCTTTCGGGGGCTTTGGCGGCAGGAGGGAAAAGAACGGGTCCAGGTAAGGCAGGAACAGGTCCCCGAATTGGAGCGGGTTCGTCCCCGGCTGCAGGAAGTAGAAGAGATTGAACGACACCGTATACTTCGACTTATTGTTGAACCCCACGATTTTGGTCCAGTCCGACGGCAGCTGCTGCAGAAAGGCGTGGCAGACTTCATTGTGGCTCTTGTCCACCTCCACCCGGGGAACATAGAACACCTTCCCCTCCTGCATGGCCTGACCGGCGATCTGATGGGCCCATCGTCCTGGGTTCAGTTCCCGTCTCATCTTTTCCAGCAGCCGCCATTCCCGCCAGAAGGAATCCTTCTTCACGTCCTCCCTGTCTACAAAAGCCGGCGTAAAGCAGTTGTGATAGGTCAGGAGGTCCTGGTAGACCTTTCTCATGTGGAGCAGCGGATAAGCCGTATACTCCAACCCATGCTCCACCTGCCGCAGGGGCTGCTCGTTGCTCTCCGCGCTTCGCAGCATCTCCCCCACCTGGTCCTTGGTGAAGTCCGCCGGAAGAGAGGAAATACCTTTCACCCGCCGGTTCTGTATGTAGGGGTTATTGAGGAAAGCCCCCTGCCCGCTCACCCGCGTAAAGGCGGCGATCATGCCGTCCTGCGACAGGTTCCCATACTTCTGTGACAAAGTGCGGAACGTATCAAAGATTTCCTGGTAGGAGCCGAATGCCGCCTGCTGTAAATCTTCCGTCAGATTCCGTGCTTCTCTCATAAGGGCAGCCCTTCTTTCTCTGCTTCCTTCTGCAGCTCAGCAGCCAGCTGTTCCACCTTCTCCCGCAGGCGGGACTGGATTTCTTTTTCCTCTTCCTTCATCCTGCGTCCCAGCTGCTCCAGGAGTGCCCCCAGGAGCCAGTCATTGTCCTGCCCGGTCAGCCGGTACAGTTCTTCCGCTCCAACCTCCACCGCCGCTCCCTCGGGCGGCTGCGGGCTGTAGACCAGAATATAGTCTTTCGTGATCCGGCAGCAGGGAAAGGATTGGGCCTCCCGGGACGTATCTTCGCCGAAAGGCATAGCCCAGACCTTCCACACTTTTTCCTTTGCGCTGCTCAAAATAATCTGCCTCCTTTCCTCTGTGTCGCCAGCCTCCCTTTCCCTCGTCCTCCCCAGGAGAGAAGATCAGAGCGTCCAGGGGCCTTGTCCTCGTACTGCCTCAGAAGTTCGTCCCAATCGCTGCTCCGGTTCCTCTGCCGCAGATTCTGCCATTCTAACCGCTGGGCAAAGCGCAGGGCATACTTCAAAGCTGACCAGCTGTCACGCTGGATACTTTTACTGATCCGCTTCTCACTCATTCCAGCGCCAGAGGGCATGAGCTTCAGATTCTGGATCTGCCCCACCAGCTCCCGGCACTTCTGATATGGCTTGACGATATACCAGTCCTGCATATCCGTCTTGATGTTGTGATACCGCTTGTATGCCTCTACACCCTCCCGCTGATTCCCCAACAGTAAGGATACATTGTGGTTGTCAAACTGGGTCTGGGCATACTTGATCATCTCAAAGTCCGGATCCGTCACCCCCGCACCGCCGGCCTTGATGGGGTAGATCACCGGCAAAGATCCGGGAAGCTCCGTGTCCCGGTACATGGCGTGCTCATACACACACAGTGGCGGCAGTCCGTCGGCCAGGTCCATCATCAAGCATTCCACCACGCCCTTGCCGTACTGCCAGCAGTCAATGGCGATATAGGTCTCGCTGCCCTCATAGCAGAAACGATTCCACACGTCCTTCAGCTTTCGCGCCTGCACCATCTGATTGTCCGGCGGGGGCCAGTCATCCACATAGACCACTTCCTTGCAGTACACGTTGCGCTTCATATAGTTCTTGTACCGGGTGAGTTTCAGCACCACCAGAGCACACTTGGCGTTGCGGGCGCTGTCCTCGTAGGACACGTCGTAGCCCACGATGTAGATCACATCCTCGGGCCGCAGCTTGCATTCCGCTTCCTTGCAGCAGTGCTGCCGCTCCATCACGGCGTTTCTCTGGCTGTCCAGCAGGGTTTCTTCCGTGAGCATGGGGAACTCATCGGTTCCTGTGTAACGGCTCTCCATCTCCCGCATCCACTCCTCTGGGGTCAGTTCTTCTTTCAGGTCCGCCGCCCAATCGAAAGGCCGCATGAGCTGCAGGACTACGCTCTCCCAGGAGATATCCATGGCAAAAGCACTCTCGCCCTCATTCATAGCCTTCGCCACCCGACACCGGGTCTGATAAGCATGATTCTGCTTCCGTCCGGCGGAGGTGATGGCATGGCGTTTGTAGCCGATATAGTTCTCATCCGGGGCGCCCAGGACGTTATGCCACAGGCGCACTGCCGGAAGCACCACCCGCTTATATTCCAGATAGTCAAAGGCAGGGTTCTCTTCCTGGGCATACTCCTCCGCCGTCACATCATGGATATTGTCTCCGCGCATGGCGGCGATGGAAAAGGTAGAGCCGAACACAGTCTGGATCTTGAAATCGTCCTTGGATTCCGCCGCCACCCGCCACATCCCCGCCAAAACGGGGTAATCATGAGCGATCTGGTGGAAGGTCTTGGAGGCAATCGCCGCCATCTGTTTATAGGACGGTCCGTAGTAACTGGATTGTGTTCCGGGCCAAACCAACCCGTCAATGAGCTTGGACTTGAACTTGGTGGAAGTCTTGGTCAGGCCCCGGCAGCCCGTAAAACTGACCCGCTGTTTTCTGGCATAAGCCCGCATCATAACCCGCTGGATCAGCTCTTCGTTTTTATAATCTGCCTCCGGGCTTCGCAGGATGTCCAAGAGCTTGTCCGGGTACCACCGGAACACCCAAAGCACAAACGCCCCCACGGCGTCCTCATAGCCCTGATAGTCCCGGTCTGCTGTGGCCTTCTTGCTCACCCATCCCAGGTTGTTGATATAGGCTTTCCCTGTCCTATGGGCCATGCTTCCTCCTTTCCCATCAGTTCCCGCCCTCCTCCGGGCTTTCCCCCTGCCCCACAGGGGGCATTTTCACCAGGCCCAGCTTTTCATACGCTGTCACTTCTCTGGGACTTTGCTCCTGGGCAAACTCGCCCAGCTCATCCACCAGACGCATTTCGTCCGGCAGAATCCCCAGCTCCGGCAGGCCGTCGTTGTTCCGCATCCGGTTCTCATTGATGAGGATCATCTGATCCGCCGCATCCCGGGTGTAAGGGTAGGCAGGGGGATGCCCAAAGAAGATTTCAAACGCCTCATCGGGGGGGCACCACTTTCCCTCCCGCATCAGCCCCGCCTTCTCCAGTGCGTCGGCCAGGGAATCCAGCCGGAAGTCTTCAACGGGCTTGGCGTCCTTTTTGCGTAGCTGTTCCGATTCCAGGTCCTTTTGAATCATTTCCTGGAGCTTTTTGGCTGAGTCTAGGCGGCCCGCGTCCTCAAGCCGTTTCATTTCAAGGGTACGGGTGGAGCAGCGGCGAAGGACAAACTCCTGCTTCACAGACACGCCCCCGGCCTTCTCCAAATCTGAGGAGAGGATTTTATAAGTCCGGTCCAGCTCGTCATAATCTTCCGCGGTGTAGGGATATTTTTTAGGCCCCACACCCCAAGTCTCCCTCTGCTCCCGGGTCCCGGGCTTGCCGTCCTCCAGAGCTTCCCGGAACCGTCCCACATCCAAGCTGGCCCCAAAAATCTCCAGGACGTTCGTCCTCCCGGCCAGGAAGCTCAGATACTTGCCCTTCCGGTCCAGATATTGCGGCATCCGGGCTAGGTTCTTGAGGTACTGCACCCACCGGTCCGCCCCCTCGTCCTTGGGTACCGCTTCTGGAGCGAAGGGAACATCAAAAGCGATGCAGCAATAGAAATACGCCAAGTCTGTGCTGGTCTCCTGCTCCAATTCGTTGTACCGCCGCTGCTGCTCCGCAGGCGGTATTTTTTCTCGTTCCATTCGTTTACTCCTCCTTTTACGCAGATGTTAGCCTGAATTATACCCAGATTTCCAAGAAATGGTATGTCGAGCCAGAAACATTAAGTTGCGTTGATGCAGTTGGCGCACCACTTCCACTATCAATCCACCACTTTGTAACGCCGAGATTGCTGACTGCATGGATGAGATGGTGGAATCGTGGGACGTGTTCTTCGTCTGGTTCGCTACAATAGCGTCACTCATCGCTTGTAGAGCCGCAGCGTCCAAGGCCGTGGGGGATCAGGCTCTGGTGCTGGTATTTGGCAATCTGTCCAACGCCATTGTCCTGGGGGATGGGACGTTAAGTAATCTTTGACATTTGAAAAATGGTCTATCGTTGACACTCCCCCGGCTTTAGCTGTGGGGAGTGTCATGTTTCCAAAACTCCCAATCTTGCCATTCTCCCAGTAACCTTTGTTGTCCCATTATAGTTTTTCAAATAAACCCTCTGGATCAAACTATCACACCAGATATAAAACGTACTCTTGATGAATCCACCGTTATTTTGTGCCCAATAATCTAGTTTTGTGATGACACCACTAGTCGAAACATCATTCCACCCCCAATTTATTGATAGCCTCTCTCCATTTCTTTTTGGTCCTCCAGGTAGAACTATTGCATCAACATTATTGGCTACGGTTTGTCCATCCCTATAGTAATTTATTTTAACCGCATTATTATAGGAGTTCACAAATTCCAACTGATAATTGGGGGCTTCCGACAACGTCTCAAGTAGCTGTAGGTAAGCGGAGCATTCCACAGCTTTAAAGTAAGGCATCAAAGGAGCCACCAATTCAATCCTCTTACCAGAAGACGCAACCGTGTCTATCTTTGTCTCGTCAAACTCCAGTATAGGAGAGGCTGTAGAATTATCCAGCGCCTGCAATCTATCGCAGATTGCTTGCAGCTCCGCTGCGTCAATGGCCGGGGCCTGTCCGTTCTTCCAGTTTGGGGCCTGATATTTCCCATTCACCAGAGGCATACCAGCACCCCCTTCGTCATTTTGACGGTTAGTAGGCTAGAGCCCCCCCCCCCGCATCCATTTATTGGTAATTGTGCAATTTGTCATATAATTTACTCCTCTCTCAGCTACCGATTCTTTCCACCGGACTATCCATCCAAAACAATGCCGAATCCCCGCAGAATAAAGAATTGAGACCTTCAGAATTCCCATGCAAAACGGCCATGCCAATAGCAGGAATTACCCTGCGTATTTCAAAATCACCTTCTCCAAGAACGAATTTTGCTTTTTCAAGCAAAGCAAACCGTTCCTGTTCCAATTCGCTCACACTCTTTCCCGCAGCAGATTGTATTAAATATAGATTTTGCACAGCTTTTCACCTCCCACCTCCATCGTATCACAGGCTCCAAATCATCCTATCTTCCATTGAATAGAGTCAGATTCCTCGCCTTCTGCGCCAGATCATAGACTGTCATGCTCTTTGCCTGGGCCTCGCTGAGGGTGATATTGCCCATATGATACTCCGGGCCAGAGTGGTCATAGTTGTTCCCTGTCCTGGCCATGCCCGCCAGCTGAGGTCCAAGACGCTGGGGCGTACCATAAATCAGCCCCAGCTCCTTCATTCTCTGCTGGAACACAGCGTCCGCGCTTGGTTTGAGCAGGGCGGCAGTGATGTCCGGGGGCAGGACCATTTCATTTTCCGCTGTAGCCTTGATGCCGCCCAGGCCGCGAAGGATGCCGCCTTCATCGTACTTCTTGGAGTAGGTGCCGCCATTTTTCTCATAGTCGCTCTTTGTCTGACTTGACACCTTTTGAGACTGGTAGGACCCATCCTTATTGACACCTGTGATTTTGTATGTGCCGCCCTGAGTGACTACCTTGTCCCCTGCTGACAGGCCGGAGGGGGCTTTACCGTTGACAGAAGCATATGTCCCGCCACCCTTGTTGCCGGAAGAAGAGGACCCGGAGGAAGAACCGCTTCCCTTGCTGCCAGAGCTTCCAGATGAGGAAGAACCGGAGCTGTTAGCGTAACTACCCTTATAGGTGTCCTTAGTGGTATCACTCACATACTTAGATTGATAAGTACCATCGGGGTTGAATCCCGTGATTTCATAAGTTCCGCCCTGGGTAACTACTTGGTCCCCAACCTTCATCCCAGCCGGGGCCTTGCCGTTTACTGAAGCATAAGTCTTCCCACCGCCGGTTACCGGTGTGTAGGGCGCTCCCATGTTCGTCGGAACATTTTCCCACCCCTTATGATTTGCCTGCCATTCCTTCCAAATCTGCTCATTGGTCTTATAAACGTTCCCGTTGGCGTCCTTGTCCACCCCTGCCTTGATGCCTAACGCCTCCATTTTGGCTTGCCGCTGTGCCGCAAAGTAGTAAAAGTCATCCACATTCGAGGCCCGTTCCATCATCGCGTGATAGTCCGCTGTGTCTTGACTGTAGTCCTTGCCTTGGGTGACAACCTCGTCAACCTTCGTCTGGTCAAAGGGCTGACTCCAATACTCGTCGAAGTAGCTGTCACCTGTACCGATTCCGATAACCCCCTTGATGTAGTTCCCAAGGTCGCCCAGAAGCTTATTTACATTACCAATCTGCGCCTTCATCTGCGGCGTGCCATTCTTAGCAATGTCATCAAGAATGTCACTGATTTTCCGGGCTGGCTGCTGCATACTCTGGGTGATCTTCTTCCAGGACTTTTCCAACTCATCATATTGATCGTTGATGGCCTTCTTGCGCCGCTCCATCTCCCTGATTTCTTTCTGGTATGCGAGCTCTTCCTGGTATTCCCTCCAGTCCTTCTCCGCCTCATCCAACTCATCCTGGGCGCTCTTCACCGTTTTGGGGTCTGCAATCCATTCCCACTGCCCGGTCTGGGCGTTGAACATTCGGACCGTTCGCTCATTCTTCGCGTTTTCCAGCGCGGCCCGTGCCTCCTCAATGCGTAATAGTTTTTCCTGGGTCTCCTTCTCCTCCTTCGCCGCATCCCGCGCCGCTTCCTTCTGCTCAATGAGGTAATCAATGGCCTTAATCTCAGCTTCCCGCGCTTCATCCGCCCGCTGAAGTTCCCAATCAACAGCATCACTCAACTCGTCCCAAAGATCCTCCTGAGCCTTTTTGATGTCCTCTTGAACATCCCACCATTCCAAAGACAGCTTGTTGATCTCCGCCTGAGATGCGCCGATCTGCCTTAAATACTGCGCCTGCTTGTGTAGGGAATCCTGAATTTGACGATACTTCTCCAGCTGCGTCCCAACATTCAGGCCCTGCCGCTGGGAAAGCTCGATCTCCGTGTCCAGCAAATCCCGCTCCGCCTCGTAAGCCTCCGTGATGGTGGATTTTATCGTTTCAAGTTCTTTCCACCAGTCGGTGGAATTGGACACGATGTCCTTTTCCTCCCCGTTGGTAGCCCGGAGGTAGTTGTTGATGTTATGCAGGGCCGTTTGGATTTCTTTGGACTTGGCGGTGAGTGCATCGGCTCCGGCCCCGGAGGCTTCCAGAAAGCTATACTGCGCCTTCAAAAGCTCAAGATCCGCCTGCAATGCCTCCAGCTGTGCATCATTTCCGCCTCCGCTGCTGCCGCCGCTCTTCCCGGAACTCCCGCTTCCAGAGCTGGACTTTCTCGCGGTAGAACCGGACGCACTCTTCTTCCCTGCACTGCTTGGGCTGCCGCTCCCGCTGCTGGTCTGGCTTCCGGCCGGTCTGCTGTGGGCAAATTCCGAAAGACCTGTTCCGTTAGAGGATAGCGAGGAAATAGACCCGGATTTCTTCGCACCAAAGGCAAAAGACGCGAGTGGGATATCCTGCCCGCGCCCGGAGAGAATATCCCTCGTCTCTTCCGCCGTAAAAATCTGCGCTCCCCGCGCTACCGTGGTGATGGTCGGCCTGCCTCCGGCGGCGATCCTGGCCCGGCCTCCTTCCCGGATGATTTCAGGCCCCAACTCGTTGACCAGGGTTTTACCGCCGGGGAAGGCATCGGTGCCTTCTGCGTCTGCTCGTTTCGGCAAATATGGGCTGAGCATACTTCCGGTAATAGCCCCTGCGGTCCCATTTGCTACACGGATGGCAACGTTGATGCTACGCGGGATTCCGGCCAGACTGCTCTTGATGGCTTCGATCCGCGCCTGTGCGCCGTCATCTTTCAGTTCTATCTTCGGCTGGGCCTTCGTCCTGCCCAGTGCGTCCAGCTGTCTCTTCGCATTCTGCGTCCGCTCTGAAACGCTTTCGATTTTCGCTCCGGTCGCATCCATCTGTCCGGGAAGATTCGTGAATGTGACATTTCCCAGCTCTCTCAGATTCTGCGTCAGGGAAGAAGCCTCTTCATTTGTGTAGCCCAGCTGGCTCATGAGTCCGCTGAACGCGGAATAGTCGATCTCAATCGTCCCGTCGGCGTTCTCCGCTGCAATGCCCACTTCCTTCAAAGCATCCAAGGCGGCTTTCGGGTCAGCTTCAATGTCAATCAGGATGGTGTTCTCATCCTCGCCGATGTTCGCCAGGATGGATTCGATCTGCTCCGCCGTTGCCCCTGCTTCTTCCAGGGACTTTTTCAAAGCATCTCCATTGAGCAGGGTCTTCCCCCCTACCTCCGCTGCGGCGTCAAACCGCTCCAAGGCCACTGCCGCCGACAGATACCCATTTTCTGCTGTGCCCAGCAGCTGCGCGATAGATTCATACCGCTCAATCGTGGCTTTTTGAGCTTGGGTCAGGTCGTATCCCGCGTCCTTATACTTCACAAGGGCGTTGTAATACTCCTCACTCTCCGAAATCAGATCTGTCAGACCCTTCTTGAACTCCGTCGCACCGATCTCACCCGCTTGGAAAGCCTCTGTCAAGCTCTCCTGCGTCTTTCTCATCTTGTCAAGCCGGGTTTCGTCTATGGTTTTCCCGGACATTTCCTGACGCTCGTTCCCAATGCCAAGGTTATTCTGGAAACGGGCAAATTCCAACTCTTTGGTGTCCTCGATCTGCCCTTCCAACGCCTGCTTCTGCGCTTTCAAAATGGTAAGCCGCTGCTGCTCGGCCGCTGTCAGACTATCCGCCCGGGAGAGAAGGTCCTCGTACTCACTGCCACCACCAAAACCCTCTTCTAGCTGCGCTTGCAGTTTTTCTATCTCGTCTCTGGCGTGTTCCACGGTCGGAGCGACTTCCCGAAGCTCTTTGACTAAAGTATACAGGCCCGCAAAGGCAAGACCCCCGGCAATCACCGGGTTAGTTTTTATCAGGAATCCAAGCCCTTTCATCACGCCCTGTGCGCCGCCCAGGGCATTCATGCTTCTCAGGTAGTTGATCCCCGACATGAGTTTTGAGGAAGCAAAGGCCGTTCCGAGCGCATTCACGGCCTTTGCCGCGCCCATAATCCCCAGAGTCCATGTCCCCACGCTCAGTGCTACATGGCCAAATTGGGTGTCCAACCCGGAAATGACGTCAGTGACCCCGGTAATGGTCCCTTTGATGGTGTCTGTCTCTACGATATGGGAAACAAACTGTGTCCAGGTGTTCTTCAGAACCTCGGTCTTTCTCCCCCAGGAATCCATGGCCCGTTCCACTTCCCGGTCGGCAGACCCGGCGGCGTTTTCGTACTTATCCAGCATCGCCTCGTACATATCCCAGTTCTGGATCAAGGCCAGCAGCTGAGAGGTACGGAGTTTGCCGCCGATGTCGGAAACCATTTCCATCAGCTTCTGTTCCGTCAGAACGCCGTCCTTCATCGACTGCGACAGCGCCCCGATGGCTTCCATGGGATTGATGAGGCTGCCCGTAGCATCCGCCGCCGCCACTACGTCGGAGGCATAGATATTCAGCACGTCCCGCAAACCCGCGATTTCACCTGTGGTCCAGGTCACGCCCTCGTCAATCTCCGTCTTAGTGTCGCCCATGATGTTCAAGAACAGGGCGCGAAGGGCCGTCGCGGCCTCAGTACCGCTTCTCTGCGTGACGGCTGTGACCGTGCCGATGGCGGCAGACAGTTCGTCAATGCCCACCTTGGCCTGTGCGCCGATGGGCGCCACCTTACCAAGGCCCTCGGCAATTTTCGGGATGCTAGTTGCAAAGTTGTTGCCAATCTCGTTGGCCCCGTCCAGCACCGCGCTCAGCTTCTCAACAGAACCGCCCATCTGGTAGCCCTTGTCCACCGCCAGCAAAAACTGGTTGGCCACATCTGCCGTGGTGTCACCCACGATCTGCGTCTTGTTCGCCAGCTCTGCCAACGCCTCGCTCTGTCCCAGATAGCCTGCCCGAGTAAACTCCGTTACGCTCGACAAATACTCATTCGCCGCCACGCCATATTCAGAAGCAGTCTTGTATGCCTGCTCTCCCATGGCCTTCAACCGTTCCTCCGGCCACTTGGTCACCTTGCCCACGTTGACCAGCTCGGCATCCACAGCCTTCATGGTTTCCAGAGCTTCCTTGAACGACTGGACAGGCTTATAAATCAGCGCCGCCGTCAGCATCGACTGTGCCATTCCCTTTGCGCTGCTGGCAAGGCTGGTAATGAGGTTATTGTTGGCCTGGGTCGCTTCGTTAGTAGAGCGGATCATCCTCTGCTGGGACGCCGACGCCCGGGCCTGGGCGGTCCGTGTGCGTTCCTGCTGGGTGGCAAGCCGCGCCTCTTCCGTCGCGGTCCGCTGGGTCTGGGTAGCCAGTTTGGCCCGCTCCTGGGCCACTCTCTGGGCCTGGGTCGCTGCCTTGGCTTCCTCCGTGGCGGTTTTCTGGGTCTGGGTGGCAAGCCGTGCTTCCTCCGTTGCCGTCCTGGCGTTTTGCGTTGCAAGCCGCGCCTGCTGTGCGGCAAGCTGGCTCTCCGCCGTCATCCTCCGCTGAGTTGCCTGCGCCGTCCGCTCCTGGGCAATCCGCACTTGGGCCTGGGTCTTTTCCAGTCGGGAGGCGGCATTGACAAAGCGGGATACGCTGTTGATGTTCTTGACGATGTTCTTGTCCAATGCCGCAAACCCGGAGGCGTTTACCTTAATGTCCACCGTCTTAGACTGTAGTTTCGCCAAGTCCGCCTGGAGGGCGGTCAGCTGTCCCCGGTCAACATTAACTTTTAACGTGACGATCTCTGCCATGCTCTATCCCATCCTTCCTCAAAAACCTTTGGCCCGAAGCCCACCAATCAAATCAGCGGCAAACAGTGCGCCGTACTCCTTCTCCGCCTTTTCATGGAAGGGCCTCGGCCCCGCCCGATGAAAGTGATACCGGGCTGACCCAGATGCAAGGGCCTCCGCTAACCGTTCCCCCGGGGCGCTCCCGCCGTAAATCTGCTGCCAGGAGGCCACGTCCTGGATGGTCAACGTAAAACCGCCGTACTCCGTTTCCATATTCCTCTTGTCTGCGATGCCCCCTGCTGTCCCTCTGCGGCTGTAGAATAGCGGGGAATACGAATACACTTCTGACTGTGCGGCCCTCTGAAGAGCTTCCTTCGCGCCGTCCGCCACTGTTGTCTGCATCACTTCGTCAATCGCTGTGTCCAGCTTGGCAATAAATGCCGCGACATTTGCGCTCTCTCCCACTTTCTTTCCTCCCTTCCCGAATAAAAAAAGAAGGGCTGAACGCCCCTCCCGGTTTCTTCCGAGAGGTTTGTTCAGCCCTTCTGGCTCTTCCCGCCGCCTGCTTGCGGCGAGGGAATCTTTCAAAAGTATGTTTTTTTGTCCGTATTCTATCAAATACCAAGGACATACGGGATGACGAAAATCAAAACCAGAACAACACAGGAGATGGCAAGAATGCCCCCCATCACAGCTGCAAACTGATCCACTTCCTTGTGCTCTTCCCTGCGCCGTTCCTGATCCCGCAGCATAGTGTAGGGCACAAAGCAGTCTACATGATTTCCGGCCCTGCTCCCCTTCGGGCAGCAGAGGAAATTTGCGCAGTCGCTGCACCGCCTTGTTCCATCCGCCGAAGCGGGCCGTGTCCGCAGCGCCGCACGTGCCCCAGCATTGCGGCGAAGCCACCGGTTTTTCCATCTCTGCACAGGTTTCGCCTCCCTTCACAAAGATTATAGCACAAAAAGGCTTTCTGTGGAATCCCGCTCAGGATTTCGCTTCGGCGGAAGGGTGATTCTTTTTCGTAACTGCAAAGACTTCACGTTTTGTTTACCCTAAAGCAAGATAATTGTAGTATGTATATAAAGCGTTTAGTTGGCATTCTGCGTTGCTTTCACTATACCACTCCATAAAGGTATCCCCCCATGTTGGGTATATACTATAGTGTTCAAGCTGACTCGTAGAATTAACGTCGCTCGTCAAAATAGTGTTTGGCCCCCTTAACCAAACGAATGAAGGGGTCACATACCCAGCCGCGCATCCAAATCCGACAGTAAAATATTTCATGGGGCTATAACAATAGGTACCCGTACACATAAAAAGAAACGGTGCAAACCCCAATGTTATACGGTTTCTATGTGTACTTCCAAACGCTCCCGTCCCTCTATATGTCCCAAACGCCACTCTTGCTTTTCCATTGACCGCTGACTGCAGGGAGGATATCAGTGAATCCTGGGATGTGTTCTTGTTTTGCAACTCCACAATGGCATCACTGATTGCTTGCAACGCAGCGGCATCCAGCGCGGGGGCCGCGCCATTCTTCCAGTTGGGGGCAACATATGCCATCAGACGCACCCCCTTTTGGGCATTCTGCTAGTCAGGAGGTCAGAATGCCCCCCCCCGTATCCATTTATTGGTAATTGTGTATTTCGCCACAGTCGGTTCCTCCTTTTTCGTATAAGCTGATGGTGGATTTCTCACCGGAATTCTTATAATATAAAAGGGAAACTAAGCTCTGCTTAGCTCTACCCAATGTTGCCGCGTGTTGCCAGCGGTTTATAAGTGTGCAACTCGCTTTCGACGGCCGCGTGCCTGCGTGCGGGGTATTAAGTGCAGGCTCGAACCAAGCGATAGCCCTCTGCTTTTTGGGGGGCTATTTCTTTTACAGGGCTCCTCAAAACCGAGGAGCCCTGTAGTATTTATCCCTCTATCATCAAGGCTCCGGCGCCGCTACCACACTCGCGGTAACAGAGGCTTCCATGTCCTTTCCTCCGTTGTCATAGATGATCTTCACGTCGAAGTCACCTGCCGTAGTCCCAGCGGTAATCAAACCTTCATTGGACACCGTAGTACCCTCCGGCGCACCCGTAGCTTCATAAGTAAACCCATCACCATAGGAGGCGGGGATCACCAGTTCCCCGTTGGCCATCACAAAGCGGACGGGAATCTGTGCGGTCTTGCCTACCTCCACGTTCACTGTGCCGCCCACGACGGCCAGGCCGGAAATAGCTTCCGCACCGTCATCTGGGACATAGACGTAGTAGGCATATACGTTGCCGCCGCCGTTGCAGGTCCCGCACAGCTCCGAGACCACATCCTCGTCAGAGATCACCGCGCGGCCAGAGATGCTGGTGGTGTCATTGTTGGTCTGATCTCCTACCACACCGGCGTTGCCGCCCAGCTTCAAACTCGGGACGATGTTATACAGCCAGCCCACACGGGTCCCGCTGTTCTTCTCCCCAGCAGTTTTGTTGGCATAAACCGCCATCTGTGCCAGGAAGTAATAAACGCCTGGGTCAAAGAAGCTGGATATGGTACCCACCTGAGCCGTGGCAAAGTTTTTGGTGTAAAACACCTTGTACTTCTTGCCCACCGTAGCGGTAAAATCGGCAATCACGCCTGTGGACGGGTCTACCGCATAGGCTTTGCCATACACCCCCACCGGCGCGGTGGTCCCCACTTCCTGCACATACACTGCCGCCTGACTCATGCCCAGCGGTGCGATGGGAGCGCCCTGGGTCACATCCAGGGACAAGGAAGCGGCAGTTGCTTCGATTACCTGGCAAGTCATGACCGGGGCATTGTAGTTCAGTGTACCGCCCACCTGGGCCATCTTCGCCCACAGAGAGAAGTTCGCGGCAGTGAATTCTACCTGGAGGTCAGAATCCGAAGGGATGATCGCTGCGATTCCGTTGCCAAGACCCGCACGGATCTCGCCCTCGGTCAGGGATGTGGTGATGTTGCCGGTCTGAAACTTGTCGGACCAATACTTCACATCCCCCGTACTTTTGTCCAGCAGCATAGCCGCACAGGTGCCCTTTACATACAATCTCGGGTCAGTAAAACTAATCATGCGTGTTTACTCCTTTCTATTTTCCAATCATCGGAAATTCCAGGATGGGCGCAGCCGGAGCCACGCTGTTTCCTGCGTTGCGTACGGCTTCCAGCCCCGCGCCCCCTGCGTAGGATTCCAGCGAGACAAGCGCCGCGCTGTCCTCCTGTACCCGGTCAAAGAACGGGCTGGGATATGGATTCCCTTTCTTCCACTTCGTCCCCTGGGTCTCTCCCACGCCGCAGATCAGGAAGTTCAGTACCCGTTCCAATGCCTCCTGTCTCCTCTGAAACTTTAGAATGGGCCAGTCCTCCAGATCCCTTTCTTCGCTTCCGCTCAGGGCCGCTACCGTGCTTATGAGGCTATCCATCCTATAATCCAGCTTCGGCCCCCGCTGCTGGGCAATGTCCCGTTCTGCTTCCAGCAGGTCAGGGTTTGTGTCGTCGCTGAGCAGTTCGATCCCATTCTGCGCCGCCAGGATGGGCCGCAGGCGCTGGAACATCACCGGCGTGATCCGAATCTTTTCTCCCTCTCCGGTCTCCGCCTCCACGGCCAGAAGTTTATCTGGTTGCTCCCGCTCCGCTGCCACGCGGAACAGCTTCACACGCTCCTCCTCGCTCTTCCCCTCTCCCAAGCGCAGAGACAGAGCCAGGAAGAGCAGACTTCGGTAAAACATCCCCGATGGTTCCTCTCCCTGCCTCAGCGCCGTCATATCCATCCGGTAAAAGGCCGAGAGAAGCGGCTGGGACAGATATTCCAGGGGCAGCGACCGCGCCAGAAAAGAGATCGCCGACTTCCCCTGCAGAAAACTCTCATACTCCTGCATCAAAATCGGGTACAGGGTCAAGCCCTCCGTTTTCACAGGCTCGTAAACGCGGATGGCCCGCGCCGTCTTAGCCGAGAGTTCCATCTTCGCTTCCTCCGCTCTCCATCCAGCTGATGCTCATGTGAAGCTCCCGGCCTACGTTGGTTCCCTGGTCGGCAATGGCTTCACTCCCGTTGTCAAAGTGGCTGGGCCGGGAGAACTCCACCACGCCGATACCTGACAGATTCACACCGTGCAGCGCCTCAATGATACACTGCTCAATGTCATACGCCCGGGAGTAGGCGTCCGTTCTCGTGTTGTTCTCCTGGCTGGTATTGCATAAGATCACAAAACTCAGGCCGATGCTTGTCCTCATCTCGCTCACAGGAAGCACACGACCAATGTAGCATTTCACTGTAGTCTGGGCCTCCAGCTGACTTTGCCCCCAATACATCTGGGGATACAGCCGGTAACCCTTGGGGTGACGCACCTTCTCCTCGTCTGTGTTCACTACAGGCTGGTCCCCATCATACAACAGGCTCAGCTTCTGCTGGGGTGACGGCAGCGGATAAGACAAAGGGTTTGCATCGTCATAGTACACATACTTTGCCAACCTCACCCTTGGCCTGCTGTTATCATCTACAGGCTGATACCCTTTCCAGTCCGGCAGGTCAAGCAGATATCGAAGAATCTTGGCGGGAATTTCTTCGGCCCCGCGCAGGGTGTTGAAGCCCGTTTGCACCTTCTCATAGGGGTAATAGGGGCTTTCAAACCCCACCTCACACGCCGCCATCGCTCCGCGCTCCTTCCTCCGTCTCCTGAGCGCAGCCTTCCCCCTTCTCACGCGCCTTTTCTTTCCCTTTATGGTAGGCTTCCAGCTCATCCCGGACCTTCTTCAAGTCCTCCACGCCTTTTTCCCAGGCGTTCGGCCCGGTCTGGCTGTAGGATTCCAGCACATAGAACAGCCGCCCCAGGGGATCGTTCATCACCTGCAGCAGGCCCGCGATCTCCCGGTAAAACCGTTTCTCCAAATCGTGATAGTCCCGCAGCAGGAACGCCGCCGTCTCCCGCGCCCCCGGATCCTTGCTCTTCCACTGGATGAGCTGTCCCAAGGGGTCAGCCCGAGCCCAGCGGTCGTAATCGTCTGCACTCATCAGCTCTGGATCCTCCTCTACACCCTCGAAACTCTCGCCCAGGTAGAACTTCACCAAAACGCCCATCAGGTATCGGGCCGGAAGCTGAGGATTTTCCTTGTACATGGGGGCCAGGGGCAGGTCCATCCCGTTCCCGTGATAGCCCACCTCCAACCGATCAAAGCAGCGACTGGCCGCCTGCTCCACGAACGCTGCCTTCTCCATCACTGGCATATAGGCCCGCAGCTTCGCCGCTTTCTCTTCGTTCAACCGATAAATCTGCATACCCTTCCTCCTTCTCTTCGCTTGTCTTGGTACGCTTTTACTTTCGGACCCGCAGCGGGCAGTCCGCCGCATTGGGTGATGCCTCCCAACGCTTGGTCTGGCCGCAGAAATACTGGTGGGCGCACTGGGTATACCGCTCTCCCTCCAGCTTTTTGCAATGGATGCTCACATCCCCCCGCTTTCTCACTGCGTGGGGGCAGTTCTCAGAAGCCATGTATTCAGATCCCTTCCAGTTGAATTTCCGCTGTGGTCTTTCCTGTTCCAAACGACACTGTGACGGCCAAAGGCTCCACACTCCCGCCCCAGCAGGAAATATGCGCCTCGTTTCCATGGACCACCGCGCTATAGGCACTCAGCTGCGCCCCAGTGAAGTTCCACGTCACCGGCTCCTCGGGCAGCTGAGTGCCGCCCCGGCAGCAGACAGCACGGAGCGTCATACTTTCATAGGCTGACAGTTTTTCCGGTACCGTTCCCAGAAAGACAGCATACTTCTCCTCCGGCGCTGCTTCTGAGATTTCAATCTCAAAGCTCCCGCTATGCTCCGGGTTCTCAGACAAGACAGCTGTCAGGGTGACCCGTCCGGCAGCAAAGGCTGTCACTTCTCCGCTTGCCTCATCCACCTGCGCCATTTCGCTGTCGCTGCTGCCCCATAGGTAGGTGATGGGATGCTCCTCGCTGTTCTCCACCCCCTCCCCACACCGCAGGGACGCGGCCTGATACACCGCATTCTCTCCCACCCGCAGCTGCTTCGGGCCGGAGACATCCACCTCCCACGAGAAGTTCTTTCCTCCCGCTACCTGCCGCGCCATATCGTCGATGGCATCGTTGGGCTCCTCATACCGCAGGGCGAATTCCACCATGTGGATACTTTCTCCGTCCTCCGTAAACTCCCGCAGGAAGTCAGAATATCCCGTAATGTGGTAGGCTCCCGAGCCCAGGATCATGCGGCTGTTTGTGTTCAGTTGGGCGGTTGCCTCGTTGTACTGCATTTTGACGTTGAAATACTGCTTCGTAATCAAAAGCCAGTCCTGGGGGTCTTGGGCAGAAGCCCGGGCAATCTGATCCCGCACCACCATCGGCTCCCCCTTGACGTTTCCGTACCAGTCAAAATAGTGCCACATGGCAGCGCAGCGTTCCGCCACCGCCACCGCACTGACCCCAGAAATGCTTTGCGGGTTGGTCACTAACCAGGTAGAGCCCGCCGTCACGATCTTCGCCCCACGGGGCACATACTGAATCGCCGCACTGGCAAACAGCACCAGCTTGATATTGTCCGACAGGTATGTTGCCGTCGGCGTCAGGTCCGCCATATCCGAAAAGCGGAGCTTCTGCCAGCTCCAGGCCATAAAATCCTCCGGGTCAAGTCCCTGGACTTGGGCCTCAAAATAATCGGCGGCGTACTGGTCATACAACTCACGAAACAGAGCCGTCTCCCCTTCAAAATAGGCAAACTGCCGCCCTGCCGCCTGGGCCGGAGTATTTCCCGGGATCACGATAGGGACATCCGCCACAGCAGATACATTCCTAAGCCTGTCCTCTATCCTCACTGTGTGTTCTTCTCCTGCCATAGCCTTTTCCCCTCATGGCCTCCTGGGGGTCGGGACACGGCCCTGCCGCAGAAGGTTCAGATATTCCACGTTCTGCGCATACGTTGCCATCTGCGCATACACATCATAGCTGTCTGCTGTTCCCCGCTCCGTCATGGCCCGAATCTGGTTCGACTCTGCGCCGGTGCTGAAACTCTTATCCTTGACCTTGGGCTGCATATTCAGCCAGTCCCCGGCGAAGCGTTTCGTCCAGATCAGCTTGATAAACAGGGCCAGGATATGCTTTTCCTCTTCGGAAAGTTCGTAGTCAAACACACCGTCGGTGAAGAAATCCAGACGGAACCGCGTCCCCTCCGGGATGCCCGCTGGAAAACACACGTCCCCCGTCTCCGGGTCATAGCTGGCCTCCGTGTACGGCACCCAAAGGGTTTCCCCCGTCCTTGCGGCTTGGGCCTCCACCACGCTCATCATCTCAAAACCCGTTTGACCTGTCTCCAGCGTGGCCGCTTCGCCTCCCGCCGGGGCCGTCCATGCGGTATCCCAAAACTGAGGGGGTGTATGGGAAAGCCACGCCCGTTCTTCCGGGGGACTGGTAAATCGGGGGATCGCATTTTTCATATACGCACTCATCCGCCGGAAAAACTGCGCCGGATTCTGTGCCGATTCCTGCTGGAGGCGTATGTCGTTGATCTCCAGCATCGCATAGTCCGTGATAACTTCTGACCATGTGGTGCCCATGCAGATTCCTCCTTTATGAAATCAGTGCCGCAACACCTATGGCAAAATATAACTTTGGATATCAAGCACTCTTTTCTACCCTACCAAACGCTCGGTAGTAATACTTCTTTCCTGATTCATTCGCCTGTCTCTTAGCCGAGCTCCCATACCAAGCAATAGATCCTGTACCATACTTTGGGCTTACAGAAATCTGGGTCCAATCAAATGCATAAACCACAGATCCGCTGGAGCCAAACAGATACATTGTATTCTGTTGTGAACTCGAAGTGATGGTCATGCAGCAGCCATCATTAGGGCAATAGAGGAAGATAACGCCAGGAACAAAGGGAAAGTTAATTCTCGTGCTGTTTTCATAGCTTCCGGATCTTCCTGTGCCTGAATATGATCCGCTGGCTACCTGAATATTTCCATCCTTTAGGGATGAAATTTCTGACTGCAAAGAAGCAATCAGGCTATCCTGGGACGTATTCTTGTTTTGCAACTCCACAATGGCGTCGCTGATTGCCTGTAAGGCTGCGGCATCCAGCGCGGGGGCCGCGCCATTCTTCCAGTTGGGGGCAACATATGCCATCAGACGCACCCCCCTTTGGGCATTTCGCCAATCAGGAGGTCAGAACGCCCCCCCCCACTGGTAAATAGTGGTATTTATACACTTTGCCATAGGTCTCTTCCTCAGCCTTCGCCCTCTCCGGCTTCCCGCTTGTTCATCTCCTGCAGGATGCTGGTGAAGGGGTTGGGTGTGATATGGGCCGTTTGGGCCATGTCACGCAGGGCAGTCACACGCTCCCGGGTCACATGGGGGCTTCCCCGGTCAAAGGCTTCCCGGTAACGCTGAGCCACCATCACCTTATGCCCCTCACACAGCTCAGGGTACAGCTCCAACAGCTCGTCCCCAAGCTCCACCATCTTCTCAAACGCCCTCCGATCAAGCAGTTCCCCGTCGTGATAATTCACGCCCAGGGCTTCCCGCTCCTCCTCATCCAAACCGCTGACCACGATCAGCCAGCGTTTGTCCAAAAACAGGCGGTTTTCCGCATCCATTACCCGGGCCAAGTCGCTCTTGGGGACATAGAAGCTTCCCGTTTTGCCCACGATCCGGCCAAACATCCCGCCTTCCCCAAAGGTCTTGATGTTTTCGTTGGCTACCTCTGCCTGCCACAGGAAGCGAACCCGCTCCGTTTCGGCGGATACCTGGACCACGGTCGGGACACTCTGCTTTTGCAGCTGCTCCTTCATGATCTCCATCTGTTCCACGAGGGTTTCATTCTGCCGGCGCAGTTTCTCCATCTCGACAGCAAGATCGCTGTCTTCCAGAGAAATCGTCTCCATCTTGGTTTCCGCCTCTTCCGTGGGAGGCTCCCCTTCCGAACTCTCGCCAAGGGTCATGCCGGCCGCGCCGGTCTCCTCCATAAGCTCCCCTTCGGGAAGCAGATCCGTCTTCTTCTGTCTTGCCATTGGGTCCGCTCCTTTCCATCCTTTGGTTTTATCGTCAGAGGCGGCGGGGGCTTGCCCGCCCTGCGTTCCCTCTGTTTTTAGTATAGCATTCCGTCAAAATGCACCTCGCCGGAGTTGAACCGGCTTCTTCCCGCAGGTGCATAAAGCGGGGGAAAGGGAACTCCCCTCCCCCCGGAAAATTCAGGCCACCGTGAAGTGCGCGATTTTGCCGGCGAACACCGCTACGGAATCCAGCGCCATGGTGAGGTTGAATCCGATCTCGAAATCCGCCGTCTTGGTCGGGTCCATCTCAATGGTAATGGGTGTGTCGCGGTTGAAGGCCATCGTCAGAGGCTTCAGTCCGTTCCCCGCCATCATCCAGATATCCGTCTGGCTGGTGATCAGGTCAACCGTGGTGTTCTGGGTGCCCGGTACCACAGCATCCATGAAGGGAATCAGGCGAACACTCATGAACTCGCCCAGGTAGCCGCTGCGGGTATAGTCTGCGCCCAGCAGCGTGGCGATGGCTGCATCCATATTCACGTTGGTGCTGCCGGTCACGTTGGTGGGAAGCACCTTGCTCAGCGGCACGGCCGCCCCCGTGGCGAACACGTTGCTGATAATCGTGCCGTTCAGTGCCGCCACCTTGGCAGATGCCGCAACCCAGTTGGGGGTGTTGAAGGTGTAGTTCAAGCCGGCAGGAATCAGGCTGGTGTCAGCAGTGGCCGTAACCATCGCCTGATTGAACATCCCCATGGTCTTGGCATACATACCGGCGGCAATGTTGGCGAAGAACCGTCCGAAGTCCATGCCGTTACCCACCAGCTGGGTCCACTTTGCCGTGATCCACGCACTCTTCGGAGAGGGATTCAGCGTGTAAGACGCATCATAGAAGCGATTGCGGGGCACCGACCGAGAAGCGCCCCAGGAGGAATCCTGGAACACAGGAATGTCGTTGGAGCCTACCTGCACCGTGTAGGTCTCCCCGAAGCCGACCTCTACCACCTCAGCAAACAGGCTCACCGCCTCAGAGTACACAGACGGCAGGATCGGCGTGATGATCTCTACATAGATGCCCTGGAGAATCCGGTAGAAGTCAGGGTTTCCGTAGTAGTTCTGGGACTGACGCTTGAATGCCTCAAAATCCTCCGGGGCCTGCTGACCTGTAAAGTCGCACAGACGCTTCGCCGCATAGAGCAGATGGCCCTGGCGGAACTTCTCGTTGGTTTCCCGGTATGCCTGAGCCGTCAGCGGCAAACGGTCGCCAATGACATCCATGCCCTTGGCCTTATCCAGCATCCGCTTACCCTGCTCCGCATAAGAGAAGTTCAGCAGACGGCCCAAGGCAACCAGGTTCGCCCTCTCGCTGGTCTTGTCCTGGGTGTCGCACGCCCGCACAGAAAATACACTCTGAGGAATGCTGTTCAAGGAAAGTTTCATTCTGTCTTCCTCCTCTCTCAGTTGCCGGCAGCGTTGACTTTGCACGCCACCACGTCCACATAACCGAATGCCTGACGGGTACCTACCGTGAAGCTGCCGGTACCCCGGAGCTTGAAGTAAATGGCCCCGGCAGCCGTCGGAGCAGCGGCGGCAGGCACCAGAAGCCCATCCGCAATCGTGAAGAACGTATTACTCCCCACTTCCGCAGAGAAGTTGCCCTCACCAAAGCGGTACACATGAACGCCGTCAAACACGATCTGCGTGAAAGTCCCGTCCCGGCCCTTGGGGATGGGCAGACCCAGGGTCTCCACCCCGACGGCATAGGCGTTGCCTGTCACGGGGTCCTGAAGCAGGTTCCAGTCATAGGTGTTGCTGGCATAAATCACTTCGTTGGCATTCACCGTTGATGCCGCAGCCGTCATATACCAAGCATTTTCGTTCTTCACAGAGGCAGGAAAACCAGCACAAGGAAGCTGATCCCCTCTCACGCACAGCATCCCGGCCGAACACACGTCATCCGTCTCATCCGTCTGGAATCGGCCCGTCACATTCACAAGCTCGTTGAACTCGTTGTTCGTGATCCGCGCCTCAAAAGCAGTTTTTTCAATATAGGCCATCTTGAATTGTCCCTCCCTTTTCCTTACTCGTTGGTGATTCCGTTTCTGGCCAGCAGTCCGGCAATCCCGCCATCATCCTCACCGCTGCCGGCGCTGCTGCGCCGCAGATGATCCCAGATGTAGGTGTTCTTCTCCGCCAGCTTCTGCGCCTTCGCTTTCTTGATGCAGAGTTCCCCGTGAATCGCCAGGAGGTCTTTCTTGGCCTGGTCTGCGCCGCAGAACTTGCCCTCGCTGTCCTCCAGCTGCGCATAGTTTTCCGCTTTATCCGACAGCTCTTTGACCTTTTCCGCCAGCTCGGAGACATCCGCGCCAGTGTTTTCCCTGATTTCCTCCAGAGTGCGTGTGAGCACATCCTTGACGCTGTCCACCCGGCGCTGCTGTTCGGCCTGCTTCATGGCCTCCACGGCGGCGTTGGCCTCCTCCAGCTGCTTGTTCAGGTTCTCAATGGTCTTTGCCTGATCCCGAACGCTGTTGGTCACATGGTCCAGAATGTCGTCCATGTCCAGGCTCAGGCCCTCTTCGCCGTCCTCAGCCGCGGTGCGGACACTCAGCTCCGTGGGCTTGATCTTGGCCTGGATAACTTCGCCCTGGTCCTCTTCCCCGAAGGTGTAGCCGTAGGCCCCGCCCCCCTGGTCCAAAAGAATGACACGCCGTCCGTCCTTGGACACAGCAAGGACCTTATAGCCCTCAAACTTAGCAGCCAGCTGTTCCATGGCTTTCTTGTTCATCTTTGCGCTCCCTCCTCTTCCGTTCTTTTGGTTGCCGTTGTTTCTCGCATACGAGGCTGCCCGGACCTTCAATTCCTCAAAGCTCCCGCCCTCCTGCATTGCTACGATCCGGGCGTCTTTCACTGCAGGGGCAACGTGGTCCCCCAGGATGGTGGTGCCCAGAGGAATCCACCGGTCCTCCACTTCCTCGCCCTCTTCGCCTATGTGGAACTCCTGGACCAGGGCTTCGATGCTCACCGACATGGTCCGTCCCTGCGCAGCATCCGCCGTGATCTTGTCCACCAGCTCCGGCGCGTAGAAGTTCCAGAGTGTTCCCCGGGCGACCACCCAAGTCACGCCGCCTTTCTCTTCCAGCCGGATATCGCCGGGATCATCCGACAGAGATCCCACGATCCGCTCCGCCGTGTCCGCCGTGAAGGACGGACGGTTCTTCCCCGTCTTGGGGTCCCGGCGCAGCTCAAAGTTATGGCCGTCTCCGATGCCCGCTCCCTTGTGGATGTAGGCGATGAGGATCGGCGTCCCAGCAAAGAGGGCCCGATGCTCCTCCAGGTTGACGAACCGCCAGTTATTTCGGTTGACCAGGTCGTTGAGTACCCAGAGCTCCACGTCGGAGAGAAAGGCGTTCTGTCTGCGCAGAACTTTCAGCTCTCCCGTCTGTACCACACGAATGGGGTCCAGCAGAGGCTTCGTTTTCACTGCTTTCATCGCACTTCCCCTCTCATTCCGCCGTATCCGGTCCTGCATCGAAGAAGTCCCTCATCCATTTCTCGAAGGATACCTTGCTTCCCGCCGAATCCTCCCAAAGCCTTGCCGCTTCCAGCCAGCGGGTCATATCCCCGCTGACCTCCATCTGCAGGTTTTCTGCCTCCCGGCCCAGGGGATAAAGACGGTTGGCGTCCGCCGCCAAGATGAACTCTCCCAGGGCTGTAATGACCCGCTCCATGCAGTCCAGCATGATCTCGAAGGCTCTGCTCAGGTCCGGCTTTTCGTCCAGCTCCGGCGTTCCAGGAAACTCCTGGATAAAATGACGCTGGTGCAGTATCTCACCGAATTGGTCCCAGAGCTCCCCGTAGGTATGGGCCTGCTTGTGGATGCACAGTGCCGTCATAGGCATCCCTTCCAAAATGAGGACCGATTCTTTGCAGCTGTCCATAAAGCGCATGGCTCTCTCCATGGCGTCTGTCACAGCCCGGGAAGGTTCCCGCAGCATGGGCCAGCGCTGAAAGCCGTAGTTTTCACTTACACTCACGTCCTCATCACCTCCTCCCTTGATTTCTTGATATAAAAAACTGGGCTAAACCCATCTCCATCTCTGGAAATAGATTCAGCCCAGCTTGGCTCTTCCCGCCGCCTGCTTGCGGTGAGGATTACTTATTCACTTTCAGCCCTCATTATAGCATAAATCCAGCATTTGTCAAATGCTAATGTCTATCTTTTCGATATATTATCCAAGCTTCTCATGCGGTTGGATGTTTAAGTTTGTTCTTGGGTGATGGGTGCGCTGTTCAGAGGGGTATGGAGAACATGGGAGCGGAAAGAAGAGCTAGTAGGTATACCGTGCCCAAAAAGGGGGTCCAAACTGCAAACCAGGGGGGTGCTTGCGGCAAAAGCACTCCCCCGCCTCCCTGTTTTACCCTTTATTTTCTATTCAAGCCTGTATATGGGTTTCAAGTGTTGTGATTCTTCGCAGGAATCACAACACTTGCCACTTGACCGCCAAGGTGGCGCGTCTCCCGCCTGATCCGTGCCTTTTTCACACTTCGCGCTTGGATCATCGCGCGGGCCCTCATGGCTTTGAGCAGGAACATCAGCCGCGCGGTGACTCTTTCCATCCTCCTACACACTCCCTTCCCTCTCCCCATCTCCCCATCTTCTCCCCGTTTTTTCTTCCCCTCTCTCCTGTTGGGCCCCCGCTCTGTTTCTTCCCTGCTGATCTCTTCTTTCCCTCCCCCTTTGGTGGGCTCTGGTTTCTCCGCCATCTTCGCAGTGGCTTTGGTCCTCTTCGTTTTTTTCTACGTCAACCTTCTTCCTGATGTACGTATAACTGTAAGTATTGTATATAATATACTAATCGTATACCACGCAAGGCGAGCAGAGCGAGCCCCAAAACCGCAGCAGGCCGCAGGGAGGGCAGGAGTAGGGCGGGAGAGTCCGCAGGCTTGCGCCCTCACTCATCCATCCCCCCATCACCAACACCAGCACCGCCCCGGCTGTGATACTCTCGCGCGACATTGCTGACGCTCGTCGCGCTCTGTGGGTGGATATACTCAATCCGGCGGAGCGCTTGCGCGTCCGCCTCACGAGTAAAGACCATCCGCGGCCTCACTTGCGCTGGCCGCTCACAGTATATGGTCATGTAAGTATCTCACGCCCCGACGCTTACGCTGGGGGCGCTCGCTTATATAAATATATTATATATACGCGCACGCGTGCGCGCGCAGGGGTAGAGGGAACACAGTAGCGCGCTAAAGAATTGCCCCCTGAAGAAAGTATAAAAAGCAAGAACCGCCAGGGAATGCGGCCCCAAAACTCATGGGGTGATGGGCGTCCTTGGCGGCTCTTATTTTGACGTATGCGGGCATGGAAAAGGGCCGGCGGAATAATCCCCCCCCGGCCCTGTGCTGTCTTGCTTAGATGTCCGCTTTGCGGGCTCCTGCCTTGGTGTGCTCCCACACCATGACGGCGTACCCGACGCGCCGGAGCTGATCCGCTTTGACCTGCGCTGCCTCCGGCGTATCTGCCCAAGCCACCAGGGGCGCGTTGCCCTTGGTGTAGGTGATTTGATAGCGTGCCATGGGGTTATACCTCCTTGTCAATCTCGCGGTATTCTGGGGCTTGCGGCGGGCCTCATCGCTCCATACCACGGGAGACTTGAGCAGCTGCCGCCGCTGGCTGCGGGGTGGTTTCGGCCCGGTGCCTCCGGGCTCTCATCAGGTGGGTTTTGATGGTGCTCAAATTAACCGGTCATCCTCCAAGTCGTATCCCATCCCAGTTGCGGACAATTCATCGGCCTCTTCCCAGTTGCAAGCCCAACCCTCATCCTCTCGGTCGCTGTCCAGCCACTCCTGAGACGGATACCAGGTGACAGAATAGACCGGATAAAGACCATCTTCGTCTGGGCCGTCTGTCGGGCAGATTGCGTATGCCGCATAATAGGGGGCATCCAGGGGGCCTCCAATGTTCGCCTGATGTGTCAGGACATAGGTTTTTCCGTTGTCGGTGGTTTCCCCATTGTTTTTCTTCATCATTTCGATAGTCATTTTCTAATCCTCCTGTTTCTTCCCCTGGTGGGGTGTCCTTTGGGTGGACCTCTGGGGTCTCGCCTTGTTTGAGTCTGCCATTATTATACACGCGATTATGTGTATATACAATCCACAAAATAAACAAAAGAACAGGGATAATGATATCGTTTATTCGTCGTTTGGCATAACATCTTGTTCTCCCAACCTCTTCTTGACCACTTCGGCTTCCTCTTGGGATGCAAAAAGCCCAACATATTTCCCCTGATGGATAACTTGCCATTTCTTCCGCTTCCTGTGATAAGACACACCGGGGAGATCAGACTGGGGCAACCCGCTGGCATATCGCTCATGTGCCGGCGGCTTTTTGCGCCTCCCTCGCTTATAGTCGGCCATCCCCTGCACAATGCGCTTATACTCTTTGGCGCATTGCTCACTGCACGTTACAGCCGCGTCCGTTGGGGTGTACAGCGCGCCGCAGTAGGCACAGACGGCGCTCTCCTTGCGCAACTCTTTTTTCCGTGCGCTTTGTTCTTCGGCGTGATATCTTGCTCGGGCTCGTTTGCTCGGCAAAACCTTATCTCTCACGGCATCAGCAGCACAAGCTGGACAGTACATCTGTAGTGCGCCGGTAACAATGTACTCTCCGCCACATACCTGACAAAGGTCCACACTCCCCAGGGGACGGACAGACCCCGCAGCTTTGCGTTGGTGGTACTCTCGGGACTGTTGCCTCTGCCGCTCTGTCCGGCATTGGGGGCAATACCGAGCGCGGGGCCCACCCTCAAATTGTGTGCTGCACTGGATACACTGCCTGGTCCGGATCACCGATGCCTGCCGCGCCGCCATCCGGCAGGTGGGGCAAAACCGTTGCTCACCCTCTCCGACAAAGGGGGTTCCGCACCCTTTACAGCTTCGCTGCCTCACTCCACGCCCTCCTCGTTGGCGATACCATCCGGCACCCACTCCATCAGATCCCCCGGCTGACACTCCAGCACACGACACAAACGATCAAGGACCTTGCCGTCTAAATGCCTGGCATGATTCCGGAGGTTGGTCAATGTCCCCTCACTTATAAGCCGCTCCTGCCGGATGCGGTATGTTGTATACCCTTTTTCTTTTAACTTTTGGAAAAGTTTGTCATAAATTATAGCCATTTTCTCCCCTCCCTTTTCTCTCAATTATATATCCATATATACACATAAACAAGTGTATGTTTTGCACAAATAAATACACATAATTATGTGTATAATGTCGATTTACAATGCACACAATCGCGTGTATAATACGGTCATAGTCAAACAAAACACGACAGGCCGCAGGCCGATAGATCAACAGGAGGGAAATATCATGAAAAACAGTTACAATATCCGGGCCCTGCTGGACATGGCGCAGAACTACCTAAACGCAGAAAACGAATACCGCATTTTCTGCCTGACCTTCAAGGGCGGCTGGGTCCCCAGCCTGGACCTGGAGGAATATGGAAACTATGTCCGCAAGGAAACCGCCAGCACCTACACATGGGATGCCCTGCGCAGTGCCTGCGAAATCGTTTCCGTTGACGTGAACGCCGTCCTCACTACGGCAAAGGCCATGAACCGCTACGAAAAGCGGAACCGCTGGCAGGTCTGTGCGCACGTCGGATGGAGAGCTGAGGACAACGTCCGCCGCTTCTGGGCAAGCCCTGATGGGTGGAGCGGCTATTTCCACAGCACCGGCAGGCCCTTGCCCTGGGCCTCCTGATCCCGTCAATTTAAGCCGAAACGGGCCAAGGCCCGTCGTCAGGGACTGCTCCCCCTGGCCTGATGATGGTAGAGCAGAAAGGTATTATCATGGTTAACACTGTAAAGCACGAGGAATACACCCTCAAGGGCCGCCGCGTCATCCTGGACGCTTCCGAGCTTGCCCCTGGCAGCTATGAAACAATGCTCATGACTTCCGGCGGTTATGTCGAGATCGCCAGCATGAGATCCGCCACAGAGGCGGAAGCCCTGAGCCACTTTGCCGTGATCCGCGCCGCCTATCCCCCGGACAAGCCCAAAGACAAGAGAGCCCCCGGCGCTCTGACTGGACGCTACGCCAAGCTCCGTGATGATCTCAAGAAGGCCCTGGCCGCTGGCCGCGCTGTAGAGGATGCCAACCCGGAGGACGGCGGCACTTGTAACTTTGACAGCTCCGCCCTCTCCCTCCCCCGCTGGACTGCGGAGAAAGTGAAGCAAGCCGCGAAGGAAGCCGGGACCGGCTGTTTTGTCTGGAATTGTTACGGCTCCAAACAGTTTGTTTTCGGCCCGGACACCCGAGCCCAGGGCAACGCCCGCAGCCGCAACGCAGAGGCCATGACTGCCGCGCTCCGCTCCATGGGCTATGATGCTATGGACTACTGCCAGATGGATTGATCGCCCGCAAGGCCCGCGCTGCGGCGTGACCGGTGCAAGCCCGGTGCCCCTTCCGGGGCGGCGCTCATGGGTGAAAGTGGTTTCCCGTAAAATGAGAACCGCCACAATCCAAGACCCCAAATCCACACAGAATACACGTCCCGGGAAAACCGGGGAATCACAGGAGGAAAAGTTATGAAAATCGAGAAGCTGTATGAAAACCTGAACGCCTATGTTTCCACCCTGGAGGAATCCGAAGCCGCCACCGTCAAGAAGTTGGCCGCAGACCCCGCCGCACCGGTCCTGGGCGATTCTCTGGGCCTCCTGGCCTCCATCCTGCGGGACGTCCGCACAGAGATCGCTACCGCCAAGTCGAAGTCCGCAGGCCGCCGGAGCATCCTGGCCGCCGCCCGCCGCCTGCTGAAGGTGGCCGGAACCATGAGCCGGAAAGACTTCTTTGGTGCCTGGACTGGCAAAGACGGCCGGCAGTATATCTGCAGCGGCTTCCACGGAGCGGCCCTTAATGAGCCCCTGGACCTCCCCGAAAGCGAAGGTGCGGAAAGTTTGGAACCTGTGATTCTTGGTTCCGGCCGGGGTAAAACGCAGCCCCTCACCCTTCCCGCGATTGCCCAGGTACGGGCCCATATTAAGCTATGCACCGCAGAAAAAGAGTTTTTAGACGGGAAAAAGGGGCAAATCGTCTGGGACTTCGGCCCTGGCCGTCCCCTGGTCAATGCCCGGTATCTGCTGGATGTGCTGGAACTTCTGCCCGACGCAAGCGCCTGCCATATTGCAGACCAGCCGGAAAGCGGCCCCATTTACTTCACCGGCCCAAGCGGTGACGGGATTTTGCTTCCTGTCCGTCTGCACAAAAACTATACCCGCGAGAATACTGCCCTCCGCTATGCTCCGCCGGAAGATGTGTCATCGGAAGAAACTCCCGCGAATGGAGAACCGCTGCAATCTCAGACCCCGGAAGCCGAAGAGTTTCCCGAAGATCCTGCAAAACGAGAAACGCCAGAGGAGCAGACCCCAAACCATGAGGAGGACCAGAAAATGAAAACCGGAGATATCGTCCGGATCAGCAACGCCTACGCCAAAAGCCACAACGGCCTGTATTTCGTAGCGCACTCTCCCGGTGATCCGGGATGGCTCGGCAAAGACCATTGTTTGCTCCGCATCACCAAAGCCGGGAAACTCAGCACCAGAAGCGACAGCACCCATTTTTGGCCCCTCAAAAACTTCCACAGCAGCAGGGAATACTGCGCCAAGGCCGACGCCTGGAACGCCGAACACGCGCAGATCACACCCGCCACAGTAAAGGACCTGTCCCAGATCGCCGCCCACTTCCAGCAGGAAGCAGACGCCGCCAAAAAGAACGCTGACTGGCTCACCTGGAACTGCGGCGAAGATCACCCGGAAATCCAGAAGAGTCTCACCCTCCAGGCGTTCTATGAATCTGTGGTCAATCGGCTCTGCCCGGAGGGCATCAAGATCCCCAACCCTCCTGAAGAGGCTTCTGCAGAAAAAGCCGAAGAAACCGCCCGCCAAATTGCCGAGCAGGAAGCAGCCGAGAAACAGCGGGCCGAGATGCAGGCCAAGGTCGAGCAGCAAACCCAGGAGGGCCGCGCCTACATCGAAGAGATCAGCCGGCAAAACCCCATCCGTCCCGATGAGCCGGTGGTGAAAATCTGCTGGAGTGAGCACCCCGCCTTCTACAGCTGGGACGATAACACCCTGGACCTCTCCCCCGCCGCCGCTGAAATCATCCTGGGACGTTACGACCTGGAACGGGCAGAAGAGGAAAAGGGGGGCTATGATAAAACGAAATTCCTCATCACCTGGACCGATGAATCCGGCGAGGAACACAGCTATGAAGGCCGCTACGACCTGGGGGATAACGACGGTGGCCTGGTGGCCCACATCCGCAGCTTTGCCGCCCATCACCGCGCACACCCCTACGGATGCACCGCAGAGGAAGCAGACAAAGAGGCGGCGGAGATCGAGGCTCTGGCTGACCGTCTGGCCTCCTGCCTCTCCACCGCCGCCGGGGATGTGGTTTCCGTCTCCCTGGCACCCTGGATGGAAGCCCTGGTTGATCACCGCCGGCAGGAAGTGCAAGATATCAAAGATATGCTCGACCTTCTCACGGATGAACAGCTGGAGCAGCTGGTCCTAGAGGTTGACCCGAAGGACCAAAACGTTGCAAAGTTTTTTCTTCAAGAGCTCTACCGCCGCGATTCCAAAAAAGCCTTGGATATTTTCCGCCGCTGGAAAGACGCTGGTCCCTCATAACGAGGGGCCAGCAGGGGGCCGTGGTCCCCTATCTGGCAGAATGCCCTCCGGCATATGGAATCGAGCCCCACCAGAATCTCAGACCCCTGTTTCTGTCAAATACCTTTTGATTTTGTCCCCATGTTACGATGGAATTAAGAAGCAGGGCTTGTATCCCGCTCAGACGGCTTTTTCCAAGTCTTAGCCGATTACACCCAAAAGAAAACAAAAGCGCCCACAGCGAATGCCAGGGCACAATGAGGAGGTTTTACGATGTCTGAGAAAGCAGTCTATACAAACGCCCAAAAGCTCCGCTGGTATGACAATATCCGCTGCCCACTCTGCAGTGGACGCACCAACAGCTGGGAAAAACGGATCTCTCGGGCCTTGGGCTATCAGTCTATCGTCTGCGAAAGCTGCATTGCAGAAGAATACGGCCTAACTGTAACAGAGCTCCGGGACACCATGGAGAATCACTTTGGCCTTGTCCCCTGTCCTGGCCTATGAAAGAGATCAACAGCCTAACCCGCCGTCTCCTGGCGCAGGGATACACCCCGGAAGATACACCCCCCGGTATGCGGAACTATGACCCCTTGGAAGGCGGCTGGACCTATGCCCCCCAGACCCGGGGAAACATAACCTTTGAGACTCCCTGCGGCCTCCTGATTTCCGGCGCAGGCTTTAGTAATGGTTATATGTCTTTTCATGGGATTGACTGGCGCCCCGAGAACGACAACCCAGTGATCACTTGCCCCCGTTTCCCTGCCGAGCCGTGTCCCCTTCGGCATCCGCTTCTTCAGAAGGAACGCTACGGAAGCAACCCAGACGATATCCTTTTCTCTTGTAACTGTCACCCAACCACTCGTCCCTACACCTTTGAGGGTAGCGTGGAGGAAGCCCATAAGCAAGTATGGCAGGAGGCCGAAGAACGTTGGAACGCTTTCGAGCGTGCGCACAAGGGCCGTGTCTGCCGCCATCAAAGCCGCTACGGCCGTACAAGCAAGACCTGGAGGACCCATTATAACCCGATTGACTGTGCTCAGATGAACCTAGGCTGTACACATTGCGGCATATTGGGAAAGGACCTGGTACCTCAAAAGGGAAATGTCTTTTACGACGTAAAGAAAACCTGGGTAGAAAAAGGAAATGGTTTGTTCCCGGATGAGAAAAGGGTCAGCATTGAGAAGGGCTGCAAGCTGCTGCCAAAGCCAGTTTCCATGACCATCTGCGAGGCTATCATACAATTCGCCCAGCGCAAAATTACACATCATGTTATGGACCGCTATTGGAGTGCAATGTTTTTTGATAAAACGCTCCAGATCGAGCTTTTGAACTTTCGTGCGGCTCGGAGAGATACCCGAGATATCCTTCAGGACTTGCAGGACGTTGCAGACGGCGTCCATGTGACCCATGCGGCAGACGAGCTCAAAGAGGCCAAGGAGCAGAAAACAGCCCGGCGAAAGGCCGCACAGGAAAGAATGGTCCAGCGGGCAGAGCGGCTGGTTCTCTCCAACGGGTGGGATAACCTGGAGCAATACCAAAAACGCCGGGTGTATAAATTATTGGACCCGGAGCGGATCGAAGCGCTTCTAAAGCAAAAGGAAGCCTTCAAGCCAGTGCAGATTGGGCTATTTTGAGCCCATGGTATTCTATAAATAGGGAGGTTCCACAGCTTCCCCAGGGATGGGAAAGCCCATGGACCATCTATAGGCCAACTCAAAAACGAAAGGAAGTGAAGCCCCTCTTTTCTTTCTATAGTTTTGGCAGCTCGGAACAGACGGCACCCTGGGCCCACGGCTTGGCCGGCCATGGTTCCAACCCAAAAACGGTAAAATTTATTCAACGCGCTTTATGAGAGAATAGTATAGGGCTGCTGTTTTAACCGTTCAGCGCCCGACTATGCCGCTGTAGCTCAATAGGCAGAGCCGGAGGGAGGAAATGGCCCTCAAGGGTTGCCGGTTCAAATCCGGCCAGCGGCCATCCTGCTGAAAACTACATCCCGGTCATGTACCGAAAATGGGGGTTAGCCTTTGCGGAGACCAGCTTACTGGGATGTTTGATAATCTAAGCGGGGCAATAGCTGGGTCGCTCCCATCCGTGGAAGCCGGACGGAATACAGACCGATAGCAACTGTGACACGACGGAGAGTGACGCCGGATACACCATAACGAGAGGTGGGCAGGCACGTCGCCAACGGGTTATTGAACTGAAAAGATGCGTGCCCAGATGTGTAAAGTAAGCACCGGAAAATGAAGATTTATTTTCAGGCTGATGCCGATTTATTTGCAGACGCGCCGGGTGAAGTTGGTTGGAGGTCTTTACACATCACATCCGGCCAGCAGATACGACGGGGCAGCTCCGGCAGACCGTACCACCCCGTGCATCACAAGGGTCTTGGTGCCTCTCGGCTCCAGCGGGCTGACCTGGACGCATACCGCACCTACCTCCTGTTCAAGCCTCCCCTGGGGAAACCCAGGGGAGGAATTTGTACAAAATGAGAACCGCCACAATTCAAGACCCCGGAAGGAGGAATACGCGCCATGTCAAAAACACTCACGCCAGAAGAGAAAATGGTAATCGCCTCTATGGCCCGCAGCGATTTGAAAACCTCTCGTGTTTGTCAGGACCTGGATATGTCTCAAACCTGGGTAGAGAGGCGGATCAAGTCCGTTCTCGGAAAGACGGGCCTGTCTCCCAAGTGCTTCTACGACCTTGTCACGCTTTTGGATTTGATTGGAGAGGATGCCGACAATGAGCGGTAATCCTTACTTTCTGGGGGCGCTCTTTCTTCTCGGCGTACTGTGTGGGGCATTGGGCGTTTTTATCTGGCTCTACCGCAGCTTCCGATTCGTTGAGAATGCTCAGCATGAGCTGCTATGTCAGCTCGAAAAGTTTTATGGAATACGAGCAGCCGAAGGACGCAATCCTCCCCAATCTCGATGGTCTCCGGCCGCGCAGGAAACTTACCAGGATATCCTTGGAGAACTCCGAGGAGAACCGAAACTCGCCCACGAGGAAATGAGTCCAGAGCTAAAAGCTACCTATGAGAAGCTGCTGTCTAAACTGGACAGGGCCGGAGCAGATGAATGATGTGCCTGACATCATGCCCTTATACATCAATCCAAAACTGGCCCCCGCCGGAAGTACCAGGCGGGGGCCAGCGTCTCTATCATCTTCTTGCCGCGCAGCAACTTTTCTCGTTTAAGCCTTCAGTCGAAAACATAATCGTCATAGGTCGAAACCCAATGGAAATCAGTAATTTTAGAAGAGTAGTAGGCATCATCCTCGATACCCATATACTCGCTTGGGGTATAATTCATCCACGAGAATGCTTTTATCGTATCATAACCAACCTGTAGGTTAGGATATTGGTAAAACCCAGAGTAATAACCGCCGTACAGTTTCTTATCCGGGAAATATTTAGAAATGATATCGTATACTCCCTTTTGGTATGCTCTCAACGCTTCTATTGTTTCTTTCTTTTGTTCTTTCGTGTGCTCGATGGAATATTCCAAGTTAAAAAACACCATACTAGCGCCGGGATCAGATTGAATATGCCAATCGTATAGATTATAACTCCGGTTGTTCACGCTGATAGTTGTTTCAACCGAGATATTCCCCATCGGCGTTTTGATTTCGTTCATATTTTTGTTGAGATATGCTACCATTTTTTCCACTGTGGAAATTTTACTTTCCTCCTGAGAGGGTGCATCAATCTCTCCTTTTTTCCCAACCTCAACCATGAAATAATTTGTTTGATAGATTCCAGCCTTTATAACAACGTCACCTTTCGTAAAGAATGTTGCATAGCCGCGATCACGGCTTTCACTACCAGACAGCACAAATCCTTCTCCAGCTAAACGATCTTGCCATTGGTGAAAATCAATCATTTTTTGCCCTTTTTCGGTCTGGTAAAACACTTCATAAAGGTAAACATTTGTGTTTCCCTCTCGATATTTTTTATTCAAATCTACGTCACAGTAATACCCAAAGTCCAAAACGAGAGGATCATCCTGGTAATAATGCTTGAAATCAGGTTGTGTGGTTTTTATTCTGAGTGATTCATCAACCATGCGGCTGATAATTGCAGCCGCTTCGCTCCTGCGAATATCCCCAATTTCATTAAAAGAGCCATCTTTGTCCGCTCCTGTTAAAATTCCAGCTTCATAAAACTGATATATTTCTTCCCCGTTAATCAAGTCATTCCTATCCACATCCGGTATATTGGAAATCTCGTTTATCTTTTTGAACCCATCCTCCGGGAAAGCTTTGTAAAGAATATCAACAAACAACGAACGGCAGGCACTCTTTTCAAAAGATACTATTCCTTCCGGGATGATACCATTTTCTTTTGCGTAGTCCACATAACACTGATACCAAGGAGATCCCTGCTGGAAATCTTCTTTCCCCGTATGGTATATACTGTGCAGACGTGCAGCCATGGTGATTGCTTCGAGCTCGGATACATTGCTGTTTGGGTTGAATTGAGAACCAGTACCCTTCATGATCCCTACTTCATAGGCCAGCTTCACGTTATCCCTGGCCCAATGATCGCTTCCCACGTCCAAAAACATCCCATCCTCATAGGTGTTCACTTTCTTGAAGTTTTGAAGTCCTTCCTCCACTGCAAAGGCCGTTGTACTGATTCCAGCCAACGCAAAAACCAAAGCGATTGAGACTAGGTGGTGAATCAGATTTTTCCCTTTCATTTTGATCTCTCCTCTCGAAAATTCATAGTTTCTACACCGAAAAAGCGGTAACTTACCACCACTGTTTAAGGCGCAGTTATCTTAAAAATTACGTTACTCCCGTCGCTTATCATGCGGAGTTCCTGCCCGCCGAATGTGTCTGTATAGCTTTCCCCTGGGGCCGTTGTTGCGCCGATGAAGAGAGCCATAAACTCTTCAAATGTTTCGCTCCATTCCTTCCCGGTTGCTTCTTGGATTAGGCAGCAGGCAGCTGCTGTGAATCCTGTATTGGAATCGCTGTCCCCGATGTCAAGGCACAACACTGTGGGTTCGTCCACGCCGTTGGCGGTGTTTGCGGTGAAGGATAAAGAGTTTTGTGTCGGTGTCCCGTTTACGGTCGGGATATAAAGGTCTCCATATTCATTGGTGGTTTTGTATACGCCTATCTCACCATCCAGTTCTAATTTGCTCATGCGGGAAGCTACCGCATCCAGGACGCTTTTTTGAGATCGTCCCCAGAAAGAGGTTTCTTCTTTTGGTTCTTGTGTAGTATGCGTTTGGGTTTCTTTTTGCGCTTCTCCTTGTGATCCTTCATAGGCATACTTCCCCAGTCCGCTGCCCTCTTTTGCGCCGATCCCAGCGTTTTCGCTCCCGGATTTTGAATCGAACTCCTTCTGCTTCCCCGCTTTTGGCTTCCCTTGGTTTTCTTTTGCCTCCTCCGGCGTCATCCCATATACTTCATCCAAATAGGAATAGTTTTCTTTCCCGTTATCATAAGCGATGGACAGCAAAACAGAAAAATTGTTCTCCTTTTTGTAAACACTGTTCGCTATTTCCTGGATCGCTTCATAATCGTCCTTTGAGAGGGTTTCATTCTCAATGCTAAGTTCAACCTGTTTCCCGTTTATTTTTGTTTTTGGGTCAGAAACCGATACAGAATTCACCCTATACCCTGCTTCCTCCAAAGCCTCAGAAAAATTTTCATTCAGACTTTGTCCGCATCCTCCAAGCGTCAAAGATGCTGCACAAATCAAAACGAGGACAAAGCATCCGAGTTGTTTTTTCAAAATCCATTCTCCTATTACAATAAACTTACGGTGAGAGGCACGGTAGCCAGCCGTGTCTCTTTCTCAAAACTTCTCTATTCAAACAGGGAACCCCCTGGTATTTTCCTCTCTCACACAGCTTCCTGCAGCCTTGCGGCGTTTTTCTCTGCCTGCCGCTCCCGCTCCGCAAAGACCTCCCGGGCCTTCTGCTGCCCCCGGCGGGCAGTGAGCCTGCCGGAGTAGATCTGTGTGGTGTCATAGCTGGAATGGCCCAGCTTTGCTTGCAGCTCTTCCAGCCGCATTCCGTTATTGAGATCCAGCCTTGCCCCGACATGACGCAGATCGTGGCTTGTCACGCCCTCCACGCCCGTCACCGTGCGCACATGGCGCTCCACCAGCGATGAGATACCCGTCAAGGTAAACGCCCCCCACAGGCCGTTCCTGGCGTGTCCAAAGAGCAGGGTACCCGCTTCCCGTTCCGGTGGCGCGGCATCGGAACGCAGGTACAACTGCACCGCGGTCTGTGCCACGGCGGGGAACTCCACCACCCGAAACTTATCCCCTTTGCCCCGCTCCACTGTGATCTCTCCGGCCGCAAAATCCAGATCCCCCAGGCGAAGGGCCCGCAGCTCACTGTTGCGCAGCTCAGTGGAAAGAAACATCACCACGATGGCATAGTTCCGGGGCCATTCCTTGTAGTGGTTCTTGCGGCTGGGCGGCAGACTGCTGTCCCAAAGTTTCGCGGCCTGCTCGTCGGTGAGGATGATGTCATAAGGCCGCGCGTCCACCTTCCGCAGGTCCGGCTTCAAACGCTTGGAAACCGGGCTGCTGTCATAGTACCGCCCTTCCCCCAGGCAAGGATCTGAGGCATAAGAAAAGAACGCCCCCAAACGGGTCAGGTACTTTTCCACGGTCCGGGGCTTCAGTCCACGGGCCACAAGACTGTTTCTCCACTGGAGCACGTCGGAAAAAGCGGGATCAGCCAGGTCACGGCCCTCTGTCTCGGCCTGCTCGGTCCAAAACGTCCCGAACTGCTCCAAGGTCTGGGTCATATTCCGCAGACTTGCTGCGGCCTGACCTGTCGCCCTCATGTTCTCCAAATATTCCTCTGTGGCCTGCTGCCACTTCTCCCCGGCCAGCTTTGCCATAGATTTCACTCCCCTTTTTGTTTTTCCAGGGCAAGGCGGATCAGCCGTTTGATTTCCGTCTGTTTCGCCTTCCCTTCCAGAGCCTGAAGGATGTCGCGGTCGGTCCGGTTGTTCAGTTTCAGGCCGATGAAGGTTGTGTTGCGCTTCCCCCATTCCTTTTTCGCTTGGGTGTCTGGCATTTTGTATCCCCTTCTCCATTAGGTTAAACCTATTATAACATGGGTTTAACCTATAGTCAAGCATCATTTCGCAAGGGTGGTAGAATAAAAAAAGAACGGTACAGAGTAAGGAGGTTGAAGCGATGTTACGAGCCAACGCCCGTCTCAAAAAGTATTCCGTCCTCTACACAATCCCCTCTTCCCCTGACCCCATTCAGGTAGAGATATTGGATTTCAGCAAATCAGGGGCGGCACTGCGTCTGCCCCAGGGGGCGCAGGTGCTGGAGATGGTGGAGATCGAAGAGAGGGGAAGGAGGGACCCGTCTTGAGCAAAGAAGAGTACGAAAAATTTATGCAAAGGGTATTCGCGGAGGCCAGCGACAACCCCAACGCCTTCAACAACTGGTACTACCAACTTTCCGGGTATCTGCCCTCACCCAGAAGCATATTTATCCCGCTGCCCTATGATTGGTTCTGCTGGGTAAGCAGTGATGATTACGCGCCGGAAATGATCGTAAAATTCGGCGCGTGGCTTCGCCCGTATGTCTGGGAAGCGGTCACTTCCCTGGGATGTTCCTATCCCCTTTTTCTCAAGTCCAGCCTGACCTCCCACAAGTTCTGGTTCGGCAAAACCAAAATCACGGAGGACATGACGGACCACGACTTGGGTGACAGCGCACTGAGCATGATCTACCATGCCTTGTGTGCGGATCAATTCATCAACGGAGTTGTCCTGCGGCAGTACATTGACCCAGATTGCAGCCTCCCGACCATCTATCATGGGATGCCGCTGCGGGCAGAGTACCGAGTATTCTACGACTTCGACGCAAAGAAGGTCTTAGCGGTAGTACCCTATTGGGAGCGGGAAACGATGGTGAACGCCCTGTCTTATCTGCCAGAGGATTTGGCGGTGTTCCAATCCCAGGCAAACCGTCTGGAGTGTGAATTTACTCAAGGTCGGGACAGCGTGGTCAGACTGGTGGAGGACAGTCTGAGAGACTTTCCCGGTCGTCCCGGCGGCAAGTATGGAGCCGCGAAGTGGTCTCTGGATTTCATGGCTGATGAGCATGGGACCATATGGTTCATTGATGCCGCCATCGCCTCCATGTCCGCCTACAATGAAGTGCTGAAGGGGGCAGGACTATGTTAAGACCGAATGCAAAACTCTGCGAATATGCCGTCGAATACAAACTGCCCGACGAGGACACTCCCATCGTGAAAAAAATATCTGCTTTTTCCGAAGATGGGGTGAAACTCCGGCTACCCAAATGTACCGTCATTTTACGCATTGCCCAGCGAAAGGAAAGAGGGGACAGGAATGAGCAGTAACGACCAGATGAAAGACTTGGCTGACGGCCTCTGGACCTATTTTCGCCCCAAGGTTGCTGAGATGCTACGAAGCGAGGTCAGCTTTTTCAGGGCGCAGGTAACAGCCGCCCCCTCTGGGGGTGCTATCGGCGTCCGTAAGCCCCTGGAGGACACTACCCTATCTCTTCCCTATGTCCCCTCTGCCGCCTCTCTGGGCGTCGGGGATCAGGCCCTGGTGCTTGTGTTCGGAAATCAATCCAACGCAATTGTACTCGGGGACGGGCTATTGCAAAATCTTTAGTTCATCAATCAAAAATTCCAAGAAGAAGGGGCCCACTTTACTGTGGGCCCCTTCTTGCTTTATGTTGCAGTAGGGAACAAATCTACACGACCTCCCTGAAACCTCAGCATACCAGAAGTCAATGCATTGCTTGGCCTTGCCCAAAGATATGCGAGCGATTCAAATTCGCCGCAAATGCCATATTGATTTAATGCAACCTGAGAAGTATTTCCAGATACTTTTTTAGATACAATGGTAAGAACCAGTGTTTTTATTGACCCTGTGGTACCTCTGGCCATAGATGAAATTTCAAAATATAATGATTCACTAGGAGTGGTAGCTTTAGCGGGCAAAGGTCCCAATACAAACCTAGAAATTGAAGATTGATATCCCGAAAAACTTGATATGAAAAACTTTGACACCGAAGTGGTATCTGGCCCATATCCTTGTGCGTGAGAAAAGCCTATTTCTATAGTCGCTGTACTCGGAATTATACCACTCTTAGCATAAAACTCCCCGCCTAAAGTTCCCCATACATCACTGGCGTCAAAACCAGGCAGATACCCTATATTCTTCCACTTCATTCCATCAGAAGGCGTCCATTCCACCGCTTCAATGCTACCATGAACCCTTTGAGGGGTAGGTTTAGTTACCTGTGCGTTGGCATCCAAATATTGCAGCCTGTCACTGATCGCATTCAGTTCCCCAGCATCCAAAGCTGGCGGTCCGCCGTTCTTCCAGCCGGGGTTGACGTACTTGCCGTTGGTTATCGGCATACCGTCACCCCCTCTTTGGGCGTTCTGCCAGTCAGGAGGTCAGAACGCCCCCCCCCGTTGGGATTTACTGGTAATTGTGTAATTTGTCATATCTGTCTCCTTTGCTTCATCTGTTCCAAATTTTTAGGGTATATAGTCCTCCGTGCGTCCGATAATATTCCTGCAAAACTGACCATTCTCCGATGTTTTAGATCTTTACTCAAACTTGCTACAATTTGATCTGTATAGTCTGAATCTTCAGAAACAATACACTCAAATCTCCGAGAAAGATGCCTTGCTGCTCTTGCCAGTCCCCTATCCCCTCCGGTGATTTCTCTAACCCAGACATGAGGATCATACGTCAACCGAGCCGATTGTCTCCACACTCGAGCCCAATCATCCATTTCCCAGTAAAGTTTCTTTTTATTCTTTTTATAGCTCTTGCTCACACACAAAATCAACTGATAATAGAAATGAAACGTTCCATCCACATGATTGAATTTCAGACCTAAAACCTTTAAGAAACCTTTTACACGTCTCTTAAATGCTCGATTATTAACAAATCGGTTGAATCCTTCCGCCATTGTGTTCAAAGCCTCGCTTATCTCAGGACCTGGCACAGATCGAACCGTAAGTGTGAGGAACAGAAACTTACTATCTGGGTCAATCTCTTTTACTCTGTACAACGTTTCTACTGCCTCTTTTGTGATAGACTTTCCCCACCTCCAACTACAGGCCGGGCAGAGACGATCTTTACAAAAGCTCGGTCGGCCTTCTAATTTTCCTCCATCTTCTTGTTCGGACCAGTAAATTTTCCCGCACTGTTCCACTCGGATTGATTGTTTGGTCTCTCCAAGCCGGGCATAAGACTCTGACAATAGCATTCTTTGGGTCAAGATATCCATTTTCTCTCCTTTCACTGCAATCCTTCCCATTGTAGTAATAGGATATCATGTTGGAGAGGATTTTTCCACCTGTAAAATGCAAAGGAGAAAGCGGGGCGGCATCTGGAATGTTGTCCTCTCGCGGGAGGCCGCACCAGTATGTCTGCCGCCCCTTTGGGGCCGGTTTAGGGCCGCTTTCTCCTCTTTTCCTCTATGATACCATACCCATCAAAATTGAACAGAAAACCCGTTTGTTTTCAGCCATTCTCTGGACCGCCTTTTCTGCTCTTCTGTTGCAGCATTGAGAACCAGGATTGCTTTATGAACACCCGCCCAGAACACACGTTCGCTTGAAGGTTGGAATCCGATGTTGTACTTTTTTTGAAACGTCTGTATTTTCTCTTTGTCCAGCGAAAGAAGCGCCTCATCCCGGTCACTGTTAAACTGCTGCAGATCAAAAGGCCGCTTGGTTATTGTACGGTACCCCCGGTTAAGATTAACCATATCTTTCCTCCCAAGGTGAGAAGTTTTCTCCACATACCTCCTTGAGCTTCGTGTCCACCTTCTCCTTGGTGTACCAGAGCTCCTGGTCGTCCTTGGAATCCGATATGGTCATTTTTGCGTATTCCACAAAAACCTTATCGAACATATCCCCAAGGGCTTTCGATCTGTCCGGTCCGAACCCGAATGCCTCATGAGCTGCGATCAGCATCATGTCCTTGCACTGCTGCAGCGTGAACCTGCGCATAAAGGCAAGCTCCTGTTCCTGCTTCGCCTCCATCTTAGCGAGGAACGAATTTTTCTTTGCCATCGTCCTATCCCTCCTCTCGTTCCAATTCCATCACCGTCATCACGGCGTAGTTCGCCAAGTCAAGCAGAGTGTCTCGGATGGCTTCATCCTGGACTTTCTGCTCCCCCTTTCGGGTCAGCGTCTTAAACCGAGACAGCTTGTCCCCCAGGCGGATACGGGCCATGGCAAGGCCCTCATCTATATAGGACTGGTGGAAGCTGTCACCGTAGTCGTGGTTCTTCCTGGCATAGAGCTCGTTCAGCTCATCCAGGATTTTTCTGTGGTGTTCACGGTTTGTCAATTCCATCTCCTCCACTATCTCATCATAAACGACTTTAAGCAGTTTGGGCTCGATGTATCCCTCCGCTGGGATGCCTTGTGAGCAGGGAGGGAAGCTCGGCTCACCGCTCCTCCCTACGGTCAAACCAGGGCACCCTTCATGCTCAAACATACAGGCTTCGCAGAGACGGTCGCTCTCCATGACCTTCTCCACCATTTCATCAAATGCGGTTTCCATTTTGACTTTCATGTCGTTTCCTCCTTCGGCGGCTCAGGGAGTGGCATCCAGTGGGTGACACGCTGATATTTCTTTTTCGCCCATGCTGCTTTCCCACGAAAAGTATCTATGCCAGTCCTCGTTTCCGGGTACACATGGTCCCAATGGCAAGGGTGATATGCAACAAGGTACTCACCTTTTTCAGGAGGCAGCCTTTCCTCCACACTAATCCATTCACCCATGTTTCAAAGCCTCCTTCCAACGAAAATTGAGGGAGGAAATGGCATACGATCCTGCGTTGGCCTCCACAGATGGAGGCAATAAGGATGCTGGTTTACGTACTCGCTCTTGGGCGGGTGGTACTGTACCACCCGCTCCTCCTCTCCAAAGAACATATCCTTGATGGCGCACATCTCTTCCCAGGTTGGGCACGTCTTTCGCCGACTGTTTCCAGGCGACACTCTGACGTGCTCCCAGCCGCAGTTGTTGGAAGCGATCACGAAAAATGATTTCCCGCCCACGAAAACTTTGAAGCAACCGTTTCCTCCATCCCCGTTCTTTCCGTAGAATTTCCGCTCAAGCTCAGAAAGCCGGTATTTGTCTAGGGTGTGTAAGTCTTTCATGTTTCCACCTCATCAAAACCGTAATAAGTTTCTTCGTAGCAATCAGTAGCTTGTACCATTTCTGAAATCTCACAAAGCGGTTGAACTGTACAGGCTCCATGCCACATTGCATCAAACACATACTGCATCTCGTCTTTATCATCTTGGTTTTCCACCACTACCGAACAATCGGTCCAATAGGAGTTCCCAAGGTTGATTCCCCCAACAACATACAAATCACCGATTCGATACATTTTTAGGTGGGATTTTTGAGTTGGAAGGCAACAAATACCATATTCTTCCCCAATTTCTAATACTCTCCTGACCATTTTGCGGTATTCCAATTCCCGCATTCCATAGGTCGAATTTCTGAACTTTTTTATCGGCTGAAGCCCAACCAATACCCTTACATCAGTCGCTCCACCACGCAAACAGTTCATGAACTTCATAGCACTACTTTCAAAAGAACCATAGGGCGTTTTTTCCTCAAAAAGGCTTATCCCGTAAGTAGCAATATCAACAGGGCATTCTTTTTTCTCATATTGCTCACGTAAAAAATTGAATAGACTTTGCGCATCAAAAAATACCATGTCAACCGCCCTCCTCCGGCCTGCAGCGGTAGGCTTTCCAGCCGTCATACCCCGCCGGTCCTTCTCCAACAGTATTGAGGAAATCAAGTCTCTGTTCTTCGTATATCATCGCGTCCAAAACTTTTTTCAGGAATTTAGCATCTTCGTTGGTCATCAGGCGGCTAAATTCAAAAAATTCAGATGCCTTTATCATCCAAATGCTGACACGATCTGCCCTGCTCATGTCTTTATACGTTTGTTTCTCAAACTCTGTCATGTCAGCCCTCTTTCTGGGGTTCTGGCATCGGGTTCTTCCTCTATACATTTGATAGTCAATTCAAGTTCGCAAGCAAGAATTGCTGTCTTTGTGATATCAGAACTTTCGCTCCAAAGAGATTTACCGCGACCGTTTGCCATTTTCGCTGCTATTCGTTTGGATATACACATAAGATTTTCAATGCGGATATCTCTTTTATTCCCATTTAGGAAAACAACTTGGTTTCCGTCCGGGATTTTTCCAAAATGGCTTTCCCATATTACATTTGCTTTTGGTTTCCAAGCGTTCCAGAATCCATCGTCGTTGCTGACCTTTATAATTTCATATCCATGGAACAGCACTGTATCTCCGATATGGTATTTTTCCTTTTTTGCGTTTTTTCTCCTAACAGATTCTGATTTCTTGATACCAAGTTTTTTCGTTGTCGTTCTTACACTTCCTATGGAGTGATTACACCCAAAAGTGATATTGAGTGTTTGATGCAGTTCCTTGGTGGTCATGTATGCTCCATGCGCTTTGATAAAATCTTTCTGCGCAGCGGTATATGGTTCGCTCATTTTATCATATCCTTGATGGCGCTTTCTTTCAGCTTGCCCTCACTGATAAGCTTCTCTGTTCTCAACACAACGTCCGCGTTATTGATCATTTGCTTTGCAAGAGAAGATACCACGATAGATGTTTCCGCAAGTGCTTTCTTCGCTGCGTGCGGTGTCTCTTTATCTGTGAGTAATTCTATCTGCTCTCCCAGCTTATTTTGAAGTTCTGTTAAAGTCATCTCGTTTCCTCCTTCGGCTTGCGGCGGTAAAACTTCCAATGCGGAATATCTTCTGCTATGTGTTGTATCCCCGACGGAGTAGTAATGTGTCCGTTTTTGCACAAAGAATAGTATCCACCATCTGGAGTAAATGCAGTTATGCCACATTCCACCCAAACAGGGTCATCTATCTCCCGCAGCTCCTCCAGGGTGAGCGGGGCGTTGGGCTGAACTGGTTCCGCCTCAACCTCCGGCGCACTGTCAAATGCGTCAATGATTTGATTGGCCCGGTCATTTGTCCCGTCGCTGTCTAGCAATTCATATACCAGTGCCATGAATTCCTCGCGATATGCGTCGTTATCGTACAGTTTCATCATCTTCCTCCTCCCTCTTTTTCAGCGCCGCCTCGGCTTCTTCTCGGGTTAGAAAGACGGTTTTGCCGACGTCTTCCTCCGACAGTACACCGAAATTGTTCGTGTTTATGACAGTAACGCCGTCAAGGGTCGATACCGCTGTGATCACGATCTCGCAAATACCCTTTGTGGGGTAATTGTAAAGGCTCCAAAGTGTGTCACCTCTTTTGCATGGAAGCACCATCAGCCGCCCGTCCTTTTCGGCCACGATACAGAAGTGGCACCCCCTCGGACAGCCCCGGGTCAGGAAACCGTAGGCGGTGTTCTTCGTCATCTCCGGATACAGAGAGTAGTCCGGGTAGATGTGTTCCACTTCATCCGGAAGGCGATTGTCCAGGCCGTATCCCGTCCCGCCCTTGATGATCTCGCGGGCGTTCAACGGCTCTGGAACGTCCTGGGAGTATGTGCTGTCAAAGACCTTGCTCATGTATACTCGGTCGTACTCTCCGAATCCCCACCACCATTCCACCGTGTCCCCCTGCGCCTTGTGCCACGCAGACAGCTTCATAAGGACGAGATTCGGGAAGTTGTGGCCATCAACGTCAATCATGCCGATCTTCATTCATCCCCTCCAACTTTAGCTGATAATTAAGCGGCTCATCAAGCATTGCCTTTACCTTATCTTTTGCCGCCGCACTTGCCGAACAATATGGACACTTCCCGTCCATCCATCCATTTCAAACCGAACTTCATTGGAATCAAAGCACTGAACGAAATCAATCTCAAAGTCGGTCATCTTCTGCTCATACAACCAACATCTCCGGTATTATCCTGTTTCAATCAGATCAAACAGGGAAATGGTCTCCTCCTTCTCATCCATCTCCTTCAGATAACCCACGGCGTCCCGGAAATAGTCATTGTTGAGCTCGATTGTGTATCCCCGCCTGCCAGCCTTAACCGCCTCCAAGGCCACCGTTCCCAAACCTCCAAAAGGGTCCAATATCAGGTCCCCTGGGTTACTGTAGCGGTTAATCAGCCGGTCCACAATATCCAGCTGGAGCGGGCAAACATGAAGGGCCTTCCGGCGCTGACTCTGGGTGCTGTTGAGGGTACGCATTCGGTTGATATCATCCCACACAGCATCCGTCCAGGAGCCGGGAGCCACCACCATAAATGTCGCCGGGAGGCGTCCATCTTCATCCAGCTTCTTCGCCAATTCCACATGATCTTCATAGCTGTAGACTGTGTCCCGGCTATACCGCCGGTAAGCCGCCTGCAGACGCTCCACAGGCATCTGCTTTAGTTCCGACTTGCTTATCAGTCGGTCCCCGCTGCTTCTCCAATACCCATGGGCATCCAGCTGCCATTGGGCCCGGGTATACTCCTCTTTGGTTTTGCAGACCGGTTCATCAGCGTATGCCTTCGACCGGTCTGTGGGCAGCTTTCGGAAAAGAAGAATATACTCTGGGCATCCGACACCCATCTTACTGCCGTCCTTACATTGCTCTGTCCAGCCCAGACGATAGGTCTGATTGTTCTCCCGAACAACATCTGTCACCACGGTAATCATGCCAAAGTAGGCAAAGCCATGATGCATATAGTGCTGAATACACAGCGCATGAAACGGTTCCATGGTTGGCATCCCCATGCCAGTGGCGTTTCCAAACAACACTCTGTCCTTGACGTGGCAGGCAAACACCCGTCCGGGCTTCAGGACCCGCAGCAGGTGGGGCGTCAGATACTCCATCTGCTCAAAGAAACGCTCTGTGTCCTCATTGTGCCCAAAGTCGTTATAGCTTGGGGTATACTCGTAGTGGTTGGAAAACGGTATGGATGTAACGATCAGGTCCACGCTGTTCTCCTCCAGTTTCTCTGTTTCCTCTACGCAGTCATGATTGACCGCGGTCCAACGCTCCCCTTTGACTTCCACGCGCTTCACTCCTATGCTTCTGGCCATGACCAGCTCTGACGCCGCCTGGTTCAGGCCGTATTTTTTTACGATCTCCCTCATTTTCTCCTGGAGATGATCGTGCTGCTCCCACTTTGCCATCAGCGTGCGGTAGATGGGCTCCTCCGCTTCCGTGCAGATAATATCAACGATGACCGGTTCTGTTTGGAGGAAGCGATAAATGCGGTGGATTGCCTGGATGAAATCATTGAACTCATAGTCGATCCCCAGGAAAATTGCCCGGTGACAATGGCGCTGAAAATTGCAACCGGACCCGCTGAGGCTTTTTTTGGTGGCAAACAGACGGGTCCGCCCCTGGGAGAAGTCAATAACTCGGCGCTCCCGTTCTTCATAGTCCATAGCCCCATAAATATCCACCACATTGGGAAAAACCTCTTTTATCGCGTGGCGCTCAACTTCCAAGTCATGCCACAATAGAAAATGGGCGTCCGGGTCACTGGAAACGATCTCCTTTGCCTTTGCCACCCGGAGCCCGATGCTCTCCCGCTTCTCCCGTGCGGCATCCGACAGGGAAACCGCCGCGTCGTTCATCAGCTTCATTTGCCCGTCCCGGTCGCAGGCATGGCCGTACTCTTCCCGGACAATATGCCTGCGCACCTCCAGCGGCGGCAGAGCATACCCCTCATCCTCAAAGCCTAGGTCCGATGGACGGCTCAGCACCAGCGCCCAGGAGGATACCCACAGCCAGAACTCATCCTCCTTGTGGGGATACAGCGTCAGGTGGTTTGCCTTTGTGCTGTCCCTCTGAAAAAAACGGGTCAGGGCCTGTCCCGTGTCCATCACTTCCAGATATCCCGCGTAGTGAATCAGTTCTTTGTATTTATTGGGGGATGGCGTCGCCGTGTTGACCAGCTTATAGCGCACGCCCTGGAACTTATTCAGAAATGTCTGATAGGTCTTGCTTCCGAAGCTCCGAAGCACGGACGCCTCATCCAAACTCACCGCCATAAACCGGGCAGGGTCGATATCGCCGTCCCGGACCCTCTCATAGTTGGTCAGCAGGATGTCCCCGTCAGCAGATGACGCCTCTTCCATCGTCCTCACATACTCTGGCGGCTCCATCCCCAGGAGTTCCACCGCGTCCCGGCGGAACTCCTGCCGCACCCCCAGCGGGAGCACGATTAAAGCTTTTCCGCCCTCATGCCGGACCACCTGGCGGCACCACTCCAGCTGCTGGACGGTTTTTCCCAGCCCGAAGGATTCAAACAGCGCCCGCCGTCCGCCTTTCAGTGCCCAGGCCACCGCCGCACGCTGATGTGGTTTCAGCACCGGGGAAAGCGCCGAAGGGTCCATAGTAAAGCCTGATTCATGCGCGATACAAATCTTCCCTCTCAGAAAATCTAGGTAGTTCATGTGTCCTCCTTGCACCACTCTGGCAAATTCGCCCGCACTAGGGCTTCCGCAAAAGGCGGCGGGACCGCATTGCCGCATCGGGCCACCTGCTTTGTTTTACTGTAGTCGTTGCCGGTATAGTCTCTGTCGATGATATACTCCTCTGGGAAGCCGTTGGCCCGGTATAATTCCCTCGGCGTCAGCATCCGCAAGCCGATGTCTGCCATAAAATACTGAACCCCGGCAATGGAAAACAGGATCACGGCATCGTCCTCCAGGCGGTAGTCGCAAAACGCATTTAACATCGCCCGGATTTCCGGCCAGTGCTGCAGATTTGCCCCTGGCTCTGCCTTGGCAACCCTAGTTGAGACAACGCCGTGATGGCTCCCGCCTGCTGTGATGGTTTGCAAAGGGTCCTGTGCTCGGCTCCCCAGGTTTGTGCCTTTCATCTTGACCATATGGGCAGTCTGGAGTGCGTTGTGGTCTACCGTTGTCACGGTGGGGAGTGGATCAGACGCCGCCGTACCTACTACGCCGCCATAGAACTTGGACAGGCTGGCCATAGTCAGGCCCTCGCGGTCCCGTGTGGTTATCGTATGCAACGGGGCCGCTGCGTCCTGGTTGTGGTCCCCGTTGTAATACTTTGTCAGGGTGGCTGCTACCAGTCCATAGCGGTTGGAGGCATCAATGGTCATTACGGGATCTGTCACGCCCTGGCCACGGACCCGCTCGGTTTGCTCGGTATGATACTGGATTATGGCCGGGGCTGTCATACCGTAGTTCATGGTTACCAGAAACGGAGCGGCGGAGCGGATCACGAACTTGTCCACGCCCCGTGCCACCCGACGCATGGTATTCCTGGCCAGGGGACGGACCGCCGACACGCCATATCGTTCCTTGATTTCCTCCCGTGTGGAAAAGATAGAGGGAACAGGCAGGCTCCAGTCTATGATTTCCGCCGCGCTGCGCCAGGGATTCCGTGCTCCGTCTTCGACCTCTGGGCTCCCCACCGGTGCGTGGGTCGGTTCCGGCCACACAATAGGCTGGCCGTCCCGGCGGGCGATCAGGAAGAAACGCTTTCTGGTGGTGGGCGCTCCGTAGTCTGCCGCTACAAGCTCCCGCCACTCTACGGCATAGCCCAGACCTTCCAGCTGGCCCAACCACTGCCGGAAGGTCTGCCCGGTCTTGGATTTCACCGGACGGCCCCGGCGGACTGGCCCCCAGGTCTGGAACTCCTCGACGTTCTCCAGGATGATGACCCTGGGGTGAACGGTTCCCGCCCAGCGCAGGACGATCCAGGCAAGGCCGCGTATATTCTTATCTACGGGTTTTCCTCCCTTAGCCTTGGAAAAATGCTTGCAGTCCGGGGACGCCCACAGCAGGCCCACAGGACGGCCGGCACACACTTCCGCCGGGTCCACATCCCATACATCCGCCTGATAGTGGCGGGTGCTTGGATGGTTGGTTTTGTGCATCAGGATAGCGTCGGGGTCGTGATTGATGGCAATATCTACCTCACGGCCTGTCGCCAGCTTAATACCGGTGGAGGCCCCGCCGCCGCCGGCGAAGCTGTCCACGATAATTTCCGTCGGCTTCACTTCAATACTCCTTCCTGCCAATACCTCCCCATTGGATATTCTCGAACCAGCTCCGGCCCCCATATTGGTTTCATGCTGTTCTTCATAAAGACCGGCACCACGGATGCCATAGCATCTTCGACCAGCGACTCCACCCACTCCTTCTTCGGCTGGTGCGTTTTGCTGCCCGGCCCTGTCATGGCACCCATGATGACCCAGCCCACCTTCTTGACTGGGCAGTCTCCCTCCCACGGGAACGCTTCCATCATCGGCTCAATGCTAACAAATGTGTTGTGGTGATCACTCCACCAGAACGGCGTGTCCGGGGTTGGCGTAGACGAGCCATACCAGAAGTTGTCCTTATCCGGCAGTTTCCTGGCTTCTGCCAACCTCATGTACCGGCGCGGATTTTTGGTAAGGAACAGGTATCGGTGTTGCGGGGACAGCAGGCAGGCGTTCATTACCTCCTCAATCCACTCATCCGGCACCCACTCACCAAACAGATCCGCCATAGAGCAAACAAAGATGTTCTGGGGCTTCTTATTCCGCGCCGGTTCATTCATCCGGTAGCGGTGCAGGGTGGGATAGAAATCGGCGGGAAAGGGCTCGATTTTCCCGGCCTCATTCCGCACCGGTTCGTCCAGTTCCCAGAACCGCTCTGGTTCGTCTGGCACAAACGACAGCCCTTCGTCCTCTGGCTGAGGGCCTTTGTTCAATGTCCCGAAGCGTTCCGCAATTCGTCTGGCATAGCAGTATTCACAGGTGTGCAGACAGCCTGTGACGGGGTTCCAGGTACTGTCACACCATTCGATTTTTGTCTTTTGCATAGCTCACCTCTGTCTCCCTCTGCGTCCTCTCAGTTCCCTAACTATGGCACTCAGCTGTTCGGCGATATAGGACACATCATCTTTGGTATTCTCCTCACCCAAACTGATCCGAATCGCTTCATACGCTTTCGGGGGTGTCTGGCCGAGCGCCGTCATGACATGGCTGGGTTCCAGACTGCCCGACGCACAGGCAGAACCAGCAGACACACAGATCCCTGCCTGGTCCAGCATAAGCACCAGGGATTCCCCTTCCACACCGTCAAAGGAACAGTTGATGTTCCCGGCCACACGCCGCTCCAGATCCCCATTGATCCTGGCCTCGGGTATGGTCATGATCTCCCCCACGAGCCAATCCCGGAGTTCTCGGATATGCACCGTTTCCTCCTGCATCCGGCTCTGGGCTATTTTCAGCGCCTCGCACATCCCAACGATTCCCGCCACATTTTCAGTCCCTGACCGGCGTCCGTTCTCCTGTCCGCCCCCGAAGAGCAGCGGCAGGGGCACACACCCTGTGCGGCAGTAAAGCGCTCCCACACCCTGGGGGCCTCCAAATTTGTGGGCCGACAGAGAGAGCATATCCACCCCCAGATTCTGGACGTCGATAGGAATGTGCCCCACGGCCTGCACCGCGTCGGTATGCACTGCCCAGGAACCGTGCCGCCTGACCTCCCTTGTGATTTCTTCGATGGGTTGAATCGTGCCGATCTCGTTATTTACCGTCATGATGGTAACGAAACTCGACCTGTCTGGAAGGGATTTTACAACCTTCTCCGGGTCCAGTACCCCATCTGATTCCGGCTTCACTTGAACGAATTCCTCCCCGCACATCACAGGGAGCGTAATAGAGTGATGCTCAAAGGCGGACAGAACAACCCGGGTCTCCTGGGCCGCAGAAATTGCCCAGTTATTGGCTTCCGTACCCCCGGAGGTGAAAAAGATCTCCTGGGGCCGGCAGTTCAGCAGTTCGGCCATCTCTTTTCTGGCGGTCTCTACCCGCTCCCTGGCCCTTTCTCCTGCGCGGTGTATGCTGGACGGATTTCCAACGTCCTCCATGGCATCCAGCATAGCCTCCTTCGCGGCAACCCTCATCGGCGCTGTGGCGGCATAGTCTGCGTATACCATCACGGTTCCTCCTTCCGGTAGTCCAGAACAATCACCGTTTTGGTCCCGGCCTTAGTAGAAGTTTTCTCCTTTTCCTTCCTCTGCCGGATGGTATAGCCCGAGCGATATAAGGCCAAGGCAACAATCTCCCGGTCAGCCTGGGACGTGAGTTTCAGGGTTGCCCAATTCTCCATGGTTCGTTTCCTCCTTCTGTTCGGGGCGTTCGATGCCGTCCATTACCCGGACCAAACGCCGTATATTTTCCGGCGTCGGATTCTTTAGACACGCTGTCTTAGCACCCTCTGTGGCCCGGATCAGCCGGACATGATAGGCAGTTACACGGTTCTCAAACTCCCTTTTCTCTGCCCTGGCCCGATACTCGGCCACCAGCAGCCGTTTTTCTTGGGCTGCCTGTTCCTCGCTCAGTCTCCCTGCGTGGAAAGCATAGACGGTATTGCGCAGGGAAGTGTAGGCCATCTGTTCTTCCAGGCCAAGTCCTTCGGGCAGTGGGTGCCCATACAGGGCGGCACGTTCCCACGGGTAGGTGGTTTGCTCCATCGTCTCCGACATTTCTTCTCACCTCGCTCCCGGTTCAAGCAAGCTCAGAAAGTCTGACATAGCTCTGAGGTTTTCTTCTGCCTTTGCTTTTCGTCTTGAAATCCCCTCAAAGTGCAGAGGGACACACATCTCATTCAAGCGGTCAAACATTCTGGCACAAGTGATATTTTTAGGACTGCGTAAATCTCTGAGTGTCAGATTTGTGGTAACGATGAGCGGATGCCCCGATTTGTATCGCTCATCCAAGACAAACTGCACGATTTCCAGTGCGTAATCGGATTGCCGCTCCACGCCGAAATCATCAAGGATCACCAAGCTGAACTGCTGCATCTGTTTGATGACGGCGCTTTTGTCATATCCCGCTGTGTTCAAAATTCTCGGGAAACTTGTCATCAGGACTGGGACATTCCGGTCAATTAAGGCATTGGCGATACAGGACGCCGCAAAGGTTTTCCCTGTCCCCACATCCCCCCAAAGGAGAAGTCCTTTTCCCGCTTTCCCGATCTCGTCCCAGCGTTCGGCATAGCGTCTGCACTTGGCAAGGACGGAGGTTTCTTCCGCATCTTCAAAGCGATGCTTTCTCATGGCCGGGTCCTGAATCCCCTCCACACGGAGCTGCTGCACCCGCATCCGGCGGTCGCGCTCCTGTGCCTCCTTCCTGTCCGCCTCGAACCGGGCATTCTCACAGCGGCACATACAGCGAACGACGGTTTCCTTGCCCATCAGCTTCAAACGATGCTGTTTTGGCCTGCCGCAAACGCTGCAGTGCAGGAGCCCACCGCGCACAACGTCTCCTGGGCTTGCTGGGATCGCATTGGCTCTTGCTACAACGCCGCTCGTCACACTCCCTACGGCGTCATTCATGGTTTTCACAGGCTATATTCCTCCCATCCATCACCAGGGTCATACTGGTATCCATCTTGCTGGTCTACAGGCGCTCCTTTCCCCCGTTTGTATTCTCGTTTTCGATCAATCGCTTCCCAATCGGACAGACACTTCACCCCTTGAGCCTCCAAACTGCGAAGGATTCCCCGTATGTAGTTCCAGTTTGCCTTATCCGCCCCCGCATCTATTGCCCGGTCGATGGCCTGGAGGCACACAGCTCCTCCCAGGACTTTGACGTAGCTCCCAAGCTCCGCCATGCTCGATGGGGAGGGAGTCGGGTTTATCCTGTCCATGTAGGCAGACATGACCTGCCCCAGGCTCTCCTCGCGTGCGCGTGCGCTATTGGCGGCGGTGGCAGGGGGAAGGGGGGACATAGGGGGGTTAGGGGAGGAGGAAT